GATCAGTTGCGGAGTTGCCGAACTGGTAGCTTCGAAGCGCATGGCCCGCGGCTGTCAGCAGCAGGCGGCCGCGCGTCATTTCTTCCTTTCTGTCTTTAAGTTGCGTCTCCAGCGTGCGGATCTGCGCCTGAAGCACGGCTTCGCGGTTGATGGCGTCTTCGGCTTTCACATACTCACCATCTGAACTACACTCCGCCTCTACCGTGTAGTACCCATCTCCCGATGAATACACGTCGAACCGGTCATACACGAATGTCTTGCTCACTTCCCCTCCCTCGGTTTCCGTTCAATCCTGATATTTCCCGGCAGGCAGACTGCCACTGGCGCGTGCAACGCATCGGCGACGATCTGCGCGACGGTCGAGCAAAGCGCCTGCACGAGGATCGGCGTCGGGTTGATTGCCCGGCTGAACGCTTCGAGCGCCTGCCGGGCTTCGGCGTAGCGCTTCACGCCCTCACCTCTCTTAGCCGCGCCATCGCCGCAATCTGGAACGCCTCGAGCGTCTCCGCGCCGCGGTACCGGTTCGACATGGGCCGGGTGCCAGTGATGCACCAGTACTCGTGCGCGCGCCGTTGTTTCGGACTCACTGCCTTGTACCGTTGGATCTCGCCCGCGCTGTACAAAAACTCGAGGTGCTCATCGAGGATTGTGTGGTGCGTGCCGAGCAGATCGGCAAGCTGGTTCTTCGTCGTGCCGCCGTCTCGCTCGAGTAGCATCATGATCCCGTCGCGCAGGGACTTCGGGCAGCGCACGCGGCGGGTGATGGGGCCGTCGATCATGACGATGTAGGTGCGTTGGATGGCGTTATCCATTGTTGTGGTCTCCGCTTGCCGGACGCGCGGCGGTCAGAAGGGCGCGTTGAACGTCTCTTGCGAAAGCGCGCGCGGAGTCTCGTGTGAATATGAGACGACCCTTTGAATCTCCAGCGACGCAGGCGTCAATAGCCATCATGTCGATCCAATGGTCCGTCAGCGCCCGCGTCTGCTCCACCGGCTGCGGGGATGCGGCGCGGGCATATTCGTCCAGCAGAAATGTGGCGTTGCTCAGGATCATCACGCGGTCTTCCATCGACACTGACGTATTCGCACTCAATCGGTTCAGCGATGCGTGGAACTCCCTAAACGCCGCCCGCTCATCGTCCAGCACCACGGCAGTCGGAGAGGGCTGTGGTGCGGCGTATCGCAAGAACAAATTGAGCATGACCTCGGTTTGCGCGGCACTCATCGCAAAACCTACGTCGCGAGAAAAGTCGCGGACGAACCATCTTGCTCTGTCCCTGACCGTCGCCACCGGCTTGCTTGCAGATAGCAGGGCGCGGGCGAATGCAAGCAATCGATTCTCGGACCAATGCTCGTGATCGATCGCATGGTGCCGCGCAAGTTGCAAAATCTGCTCGTCTGTCAGATTCGGCTCGGCGTCGGACCACGCCTCTTTGACTTCCCGCGCGATCTGCTCGTCGAGCTCATCAATCAGTTCAAGCACGCGCATCTGGCGCAGGCCGTCGCGGTTCATGAAGTCGCGCGCGACTTCGCGCAGGATCTGGAGCTTCTCGGCTATTGTGGTCATGGTGTCCTCACTCATTGTTCGATTGCTTCGCGCGCTGCGCGGATGAACTCTGTGCAGTCATGCCGGCACCAACCGCTTCTGAACCCGCCCTTCCAGCGCCTTGCGCAGATACGGATCGACGTCATCCTGCCGCAGCATCCACAGCACGTAGTCGGTTGGCAGGTCGGCGATCGCCGTGCCCTTGTGCTTGCCGAAAGTAATCACAGTCGGCACCCGGGCCGCCTCGCTGAACTCCCAAAGCTTCTCCATCGACTCGAACGGGCCGGCCTTCTCAAGGATCGCGTCGAGCAGCGTCGCGCAGAAGTAGACGTCTGCAAGCGCGCTGTGCGCATCGCGCAGCTTCTCGCGCGTCCAAGCCGGATCCGGAGACAGCATGTACATGAGTGCGCCGAGCGTGTGGCTAATGCCGGGCCAGAGATTGCGCGCCATCGCGAGCGTGCAGATGCGCTTCACTTCGGGCGAGCCCACAATCTGCCAGTCGAAGTCGATGCCGTGGCCGATCAGGTAGTCGACACCGGCGGGCAGCGCGAACGTGTCGGAACCAGGGCAGTCGACGAGCTCGTGCTCGAGGATGTGGTGCGTCGCCATCGCGCCGAACGAGATCGGCTTCGTGGGCTTGTAGCGTTGTTCGAAAGCATAGCCGTAGGCGTGGAGGTGGCTGTTCGCATCCAGCCCGACGGTCACATAAGCCGCTTCGATCAGTTCGCCGTCGGTTGCGTCGGTGGTTTCGGTGTCTAGGATTAGGGTGGTCATGGTGTGGGTTTCCTTACTTGATCTGGACGTCGGGCAGGATGACGGACGGCTTGAACGTCACCTTGTAGCGATACTCGCTAGCCGGCGCTGGGTCGAGCTGCTCGATGAAGTAAGTCACGTCGGCCGAAACGCCGAGAAAGTGCTTCTTGTACGAGTTCGGGCCCACCTTGCACACGATCGCCAGCTTCGTGTCCGTACTGGCGTTGTCCTTCGAGCACAGGCCCTCGATCGTGAGGATGTAGTCGCCCGTGAATCCGTTGTAGAACACGATGCGCCGGTTGACCTCGAAGTTATCGGCGGCCGTGGACAGGTTCTTCGACACCACGTCGGCGCTGTTGTCGCAACCGGCTAGTGTGGAGAGAGCGGCAGCGGCGAGAATGAGTGCGGTTCTTTTCATGGCTTTACTCGTCGAGCGCCGCACGGATGCGCAGCGCGTGTTCAGGAAAATTGAGGTAGTGATACGTGTTGCCGGCGTCGTTGAGCAGTGCCTGCAGGTCTTCGCGCGAGACATTGACGGTGCGCGCCGCTTCTTTTTTCTCCTCAGTGTCCCGTTCGCACCGCGAACATCGCCTGATGCCATGCTCTTGCTGGCTAAGCCCGATCACAGCGCCGCAATCGCACTTCGGCGCATTGCGGTCGATCCATTGGCGCTCTTTCTTGGTCATCGGACTGGAGAACGTCATAAGCTTCCCGGCTGCGTCGGCGTGACCGTTGATGCAGAAGGTGCCGTTCTCGTTCTTGAACTGCGGGGCGTTGCAGACCGAGCACACCGTCTTGAATGTCACGGTCATGCCCTGCCCCCGATCGCGTTCCACATGCGACGCACGAGATAGCTGCGCACAAACGAGATCGCGGTATAGATGGCGGTGATCTCGGCGTTCTGCGCGCCGCTTGGGTGGAACTTGAAGAGCGGGAAAACAAGCGCGTTCGCAACCATCGACACGGCGAGTCCGATTGCGATGTTGGTGCAGGCCTCGAGGGCTGACGCTTTGCGGGACTGGCTCATGCCTTCCTCTCCCTCTTCGGCGCCGGCCCACGCGAGCCCGGCGTAACAGTTGGGTTATCGGGAAACGCCCACACCTTGGCGAACTTGCGCGCGCCGGGTATGCGCCCCTGTTTGGCCAGCGCGGCGACGCGCTGCACGTTGATGCCGAGCTTCCTGGCGGCCTGTTTCGTGTCGATCATTGGTCTCTCTTGAATTCGCGCTGAATCTCTCGCGCATACCATGCAAAGCAGGCGATCGCGCCAACGATCAGGACGGCAACCGTCGACGCGATCGCGGTCATAGCGTGAAGCCTTCCTTCTTGGCGACGATCTCTTGTGCGCGGGCAATCAGGGTTGGCAGAACGTCGGGGCCGGTGACACCGAGCGAGGCCAGCCGCGCGACGGCTTCGACGAAGTCGTACGCCTCGCCAGACAGCACCAGCAGCGCGCAGGCTTCGACGAGGCGCGGCGAACGGGTGCGCGAGCCGCGCTCGTTCAGATGCACCTCACAGAACGGTGTCGTATCGCCGTCGAAGATCAGCCAGACGGTCAGCCGCGTGAGCTGCGTCGTGCGCATGCGGCGGTCGGTCGGGCGCATGATGTCAGCGTGTTCGCGGGGTTTGCGGGTGGTCATGATGTCGGCCCCCCTCAACCGTGAACGCGACACGGGTTGCCCGTGCCGTCGTTGCAGTTGGAACAGCGCGCCATCGCTGCGTCGATCTCGAAGTCGTCGTATCCGCGCCGGTAGCCGGCGGCCAGATCGGGAACATCAGCGAACAGCGGCGGCGGTGTGTACGGCAGACCGGCTTTTGCAGCATTCCAGCCGACGCTTATTGCCGAATCGAAGGCATCAAGGTAGCCGTCGTTCACGCGCTCGCTGATCCCGTCCGATACTTCGAGAACGCGTGCGAGCGCCCAAACTGCGCGGATGTCCAATGTTTGCGAAAAGAGGTTCATACGGCACCGCCCTTGCCGCGAGCGGCGATCATGGCGTCGGCTTGCTCATACGCCGCGAGCGCGACGATTTCGTACACGTTGTCGACGCTCGCGCCTTTCTCTTTCAACATCGAGCACAGCCCCGTGTAGATGACCGGAATCGCCGCCTTCGCAAACTCGTCGCGCAAACCGGCCAGATAGTGCGGCTCAGCATTCAGACGGCGCTTGATCTCTTCGATGTCTGACGTGCTGTATCCGCCGTCGCGTAGAACCTTGAGAAGATGGCTATCAATGCGGAACATGACGCACCTCCACAGCCAGCCGCGCATCAATCCCGGCCAGCGTCGCGCGCTCGGCAACGATCTGCGGCACGCACGGCGGGCGCTCGCGCTGCAGGTTCTTCATGCGGTGCGCCTCGACGATGCGGGCGCGGACCAGATCCATCAGAAGGCGAGTGTTCATTGCGCCCCCGCTTTCAGCAGCGCGTCGCGTGCAATCTGCACCACGACGGCCGGCGCGTTTTCCATGACCACGATTGTCTCGAGCGCCTGACGCAGGATGATGTTCTCGGCGTAGAGCGGTGACATCGACGGATGCAGTGCCTCGTCGTCCAGTTCGCCAGCCGTGAGCTTTTCCGCGAATGCCACGGCCACGGATGCCGTGTGGAAGCCGTTCGACTTGGCCACGCCGTCGCGTTTGTACTCGACGCACCACGAGCCGCCATTGATGCGCGCCGCTTCTTCGTTGTGGATGCGCGAGACGCGGATGTCGGTGAAGTGTTTGGAGGGCATCGTGTCAGCCCTCAGTGCTTCGGCAGGATGCCGAGGGCGAACGCCACACCGGCGAGGAACAGGATCACGCCCGGGCCGGTGAATGCCGTATCGATCAGGCGGCGCAGGTGAGCGTCGACGCGATGGACAAAGCCCGTCTCGACCGTGCGAAGGTCGACGTTCTTTTTCTGGTTCAGGTCTTTCAGGTTCATGGTTGGATCCATTCGTTTGTGTTGTTCGGCCCTTGGGGCTCTTGGTGGTGCTACGGGTTACTGCAAACAGACGCGGCTCAGGTCCACCGTGCGCCGGTAGACGTTCCGACCCAGCCACGGTACGTACGTGTATTCGTCGTAGGCGTTGCAGCCGATCACGATGAAGTGGTGGAGGGTCTTGGGCATGGTGGTTAGGCGAGTGCCGTGTTGGCTTGCTCGATTGCCTTGTCGAGGAATTGCGCGCCGACGCCGGTCTGCCGGTAGTGGATCGCTTCGAGCGTCAGGCGACGCAGCGCGTCGCGCAGGCGGACGTTCTCTGCTTCGAGTGCGTCTGACGCCGTGCGCACCGGTTGGCTCAGGTGGTGCGCCAGCTTTTCGCGCAGATCCTTCAGGTCACGCCGGTCCTGCGCCTGTTCGGCCGAAGTTCCAGCCCCCACCGCGACGATTCGCTCTTTGCGCCTGATAGCCGCCTTCAGCCGGTTGGCCACACGCATATGTTCAAGCCCGTCCATCATCCCCTCACGTTGAGTGTTGCTGTACTCAACTATAGAAGTTAAGCGACCATACATCAAGTAAAACTCAACGCATGTGGCGAAAATGAGACTAAGAAAAACCCTAGGGTCTCACTGGCTGACATTACATGAATGAAAGACGTTGAAAGCAAAATGCACGAAAGTTCTGATGGTCTCCTAGAACCGGCAAAAGCAATTGGCTGTGTGTGTAAGTAGTTGTTTTATATAGAATTATTAAGATCATTATTATTATTACTTACATGTAGTTCTGGTTCTGCTAGTTCTGACACCCGTGAGACTGCCCGTGCGTATGTGTGATCTACGGACATCTCTCTGCGATTTCACAGAATCCAGAACCAACGGGCTGAATCGCTCTACCAGCATGGCCTAGACCGGTTCTGTAGTTCGAAAAGGAAACGCTCAGAACCCGGAACCGGCCTCAACACCGTTTTCGAAGCCGTCTTGAACGATTTATTTGAAATCGAGTTTCGCTCAACTACAATTCGATCTCACCGACCGAACGACTGGCTGCCGCCTGACTGACCCACCGAACGACCGCGCAACGCCCTTGTGGCTCGATTGAGAGCCGGTCAAAACTGTTCCATAGGTGGACAAATCGTGCAGCGCTTAGAGGAAATCGAGCAAGCCAAGGTCGTGAAGTGGAGCCACAAACGCGCCGTGCGTGAACTCATGCCGGCTCTCGCGTGGATGTTCCACTGCCCCAACGGAATGAAGCGCTCGGCGTTCACTGGCGCGCAAGGCACCGCACTCGGTGTGGTGAAAGGCGTTCCCGATCTGCTGCTTCCCGTGCATCAAGGCAACTCCCCCGGCTATCTCGGCCTCGTTGTCGAAATGAAGTACGGCAAGGGCAAAGAGTCGAAAGAGCAAACCGCCTGGCTGAACCACTTTCAGGATCAAGGCTGGCGCGTGAGCGTCTGCTACAGCGCCGAGGAAGCCCGCCGCGACATCTGCACGTACTTCGGCATCAACCCCGACACAGCACCCGCGCTCGACGCCTGACGATGCCGCCCGTGCGCCGCCAACGCAGACGACACACTCACCCCGCGCAGCTCTCGCTATTCGGCGATCAGATGCGCGCGTCTCTGCGCTCGCGTGCCCTCGCTGCGGTCAACGCGTCGCCAACGTGGCAATCGGCCCAGCAAGTGGCCAAGACCACCGGCATGACCTACCGCCAGACAATCGACGCCCTGAACGCGCTGCACAACGAGGCGCGTGTCGCGCGCCACGGCCGCAAGTTCACGGCGAAGTGGGGCTCACTGGCACTTATCAAACCTGACCCGGCCGTCGCGGCCGCGCACGCCCTGGAGGATGTTTTCCATGTCTTCAAACGATGAACACGCCCAAAGCGGCGACACGATCGAGATCACCACGCACCTGCGCAACGATCTCGGCAAGCGCATGCAAGTCTCGACGTCGGACAGTCTGTCGGTCATTGCGATGGACAACCGCATGCGCGTGACCGTCGCGCACGGCGATTACAAGGTCGTGAAGCGTTGCGGCCGGCCCGCGACTGCTGATGCGCCGAAGAAGCGCGGGCGGCCGAGCAATGCGGAGCTTGCGGCGCGTGCGCAGACGCCGGCGGCGGTTGAGGTGCCGAAGGCGACGGTCGAGCCGAAGCCTGTCGTCGTCACTGATGCCGACGTCGCAGGCCTCGAGGCAGCGCTCTACGACGTGCCTGTGACGAGGAAGCAAGCGCCTGCAGCCGTCGCGTCGACCGAGCACAAGGCAGCGCAGTCAGCGCGCAACGCAGCAGCCAGTGCGGCGATCGAATACGTCGCCGCGGCAGCTATCGACGTGCCTGTGACGCGAAAGACGGTTGTTGAGATTGCGGGCAGACAAGGCGGAAAGACGGCGGCCCTATCCGTCGACGAGAGCAAGGTCACAGTCGCCTCCCGCGACGTGAGCCCGGAAGCATATGCAGCGCTGCACGCCGATCGCATCGCGCGTGAGGCGGATTACTTCGCGCGCCAAGCCGTCTGCTCTCCGACCCAGGAACAGATCGACGCAGCCACCGAAGGCCTGCGACCGCTCTATGGCATCAGCCAGAAGGATTTCGACGAGATGACGCGCCAGACCGAGCCGCGTGGCTTCGTCCAAGTAGAACGCAAGCACTCCCACTACTTCAAGCCCTGCCCGTTCGACGAGATCGATGTCTATCGCGTGCTCGAACGCTTCAACGTCACCGACCAGGCTATCGGCCACGCGTTGAAGAAGCTGCTCGTCGCTGGCGGTCGTGGCGTGAAGGACATCGGCAAGGACGTCCAGGAAGCAATCGACACGCTCACTCGCTGGCAGGAGATGCGCGCGGAAGAGCAGGACGCAGCATGAAGTTCTGCAAAGACTGCAAGCACCACCGGCCCGAACTGTCTGCAGATGGCGGCTCACTGCTGCCTGGCTTCTTCATGCACATGCCGGCGACGTGCTACGGCTCGCCTGAGCCGATCGTGAACCTCGTGACAGGCGAGAGCAACGCATACGCCGGCTACTGCAAAGACGTTCGAGCCAACGGCACCAAGTGCGGCACGAGCGCCGTGTGGTTCGTGCCGGCTACGCTCGATGGACGGCTAGCGGCGCTTGAGGACAACACATGATCGGAGTCGGAACCTGCGGCGCAGCCGCCTACGCAATCTATCAAGCCTTTCAGGACGGACAACTCAACATGATTCAAGACGCTAAACGATGGCGCGCTATGCGCTGGGGCGTGAGCAACAGCGAAAGCACCGACGAACGCATTGTGCAGATCATCGAGACGGCGCCCGATCTGGCCGAAGCCGCGGTCGATGACGTGCCGACGCCCGAACAGATGAACGCAATTGCGGACCAGCTCGTCGCGCACCTCGAGGCGAATGGCGTGGATCTGTCGTCGTAGGCACTCAGCAGTTTCCTGCAACGCCCACCAACGGAGAAACAGCATGAACAGCATCGGAGCACAAGCCGCAGCCCCCGTCGAAGTAGCAGTGCCGGCAGCAACCAGCCGCGTGAGCAATCGCCTCGCCGACGTAGAAAACCTCATCAGTTCGCTTGAAGCCCGGCTTAAAAGCGTGCTTGAACCGGAAAGCGAAAGCAACGCGGGCGCGGCATTGCCGCCCGCTCATCCGGTTCCGCTTGCCCACGCATTGCATGAGATTGCCGACCGAGCGGGCTTCCTGGCCAATCGCGTCGAGTCGCTACTCAACCGCCTGCACGTCTGATGTTCTGGCTAGGCATGGCCCTGCGCGCCGCGCAGATCGCGCTCGTGATCAACGCGGTGCTCAACCTCATCATTCATTGAACAGACTATGACCAAAACCATCACGCGCTCGCACGTATGTGGCGTTACCTGCCATCGCGGCGGACCGAACTGCAACAACTACTGTCACGACAACAGCGTGCCACACCCTCTGCGCTATGAAGTTGCCTTGTTCGACTTTGGCGACGCGATCCGCGCATTGAAGGGCGGCAAACGCGTCGCGCGCACCGGATGGAACGGCAAGGACATGTGGCTTTCGTTGAGCGGCCCGAACGGTCCGCTCGAAATCGCGTTCGAGAACTTCTGGTCGAAGCACAACAGCGAGTATGCGCGGCTGAACGGCGGATCGGCCAAGGTACTGCCGTGCATCACGATGAAGACGGCCACGGGCGAAATCCTCATGGGCTGGCGCGCATCGCAGACCGACATGCTCGCGGACGACTGGCACGTCGTCGAATAGGCATCAAATAGCCCGCGCGCCCGTACGCTCGGGCGCATCCCATTGGAGAAGAACATGATCGAACCAACCAACGGCCGAGTCGTGCTGTTCACGCCGTATCAAGGCAACGACAGTGCGCCTAAGATCCCCGCCGATCCCATGACCTATTACGGAAAGCCGCTTACCGCGCTGATCGTTCACGTCTGGACCGAGCGACTGGTCAATCTGGTCGTCTTTGACGCCGACGGCAGGCAGCACCCGCGCACCAGCGTGCCGCTCCTGCAAGACGACGATATGCCGCCCGGCGGACAACACGCCGAATGGATGCCATACCAAAAAGGCCAGGCGGCAAAGACCGAAGCGGTCGAGAGTCGTCTGGCAGCGCTCGGCATCGAAGGCAGCGCGGTCTAACGCGCGCTACTGCATACCCCAACCACCAGGACAGAACATGCTCAAGAAGGTCATTGGCATTCTTTGCCAGATTTTGCTGATCGCGCTCGGCGTGCTCAGCGCGTACTCGATGTACACGATGGTCGGCACGACCGTGCCCGCACACACGTTCACGTGGGGCAGCTGTCTGTCCGTGGTGGCGATAGTGGTCGCCGCATTCATGCTTGGTGCGGGCATCCGATTCGCACCGAAGCCGCTACCGGTCGTGCTCGACAAGTTCCGCATGGCTGCGTGGCTCGCGTTCGGCATCCTCGCCTACCTCGCATCGCTCGCAGTCGGCCCGGACAACCCGATCATCCAGACGACGCTGTACAAGGTCGGCCACGTCACCACGCTCGCGTGGATCGGCTACTGGATCAGTCGCAACGCAATCGGCCGGCTCGATCTCACGTCTGACACAGGCGACAAGCTCGGGCGTGCGCTGGTCATGGGCGCGGTGATCATCGCTGGCTCGCTGGGGCTGTGATGGACGACTTCGATCGGGCCGTCGCACAGATCGGCAGACAGCGCATGCGAAAAGCCATCTTCAATCTGGCCGCCGCAATCGTCGCGATAGCTGTCGTGATGGCAGCGATCCTTTCGAGTCCGTGCCACGCCGCAATCCCGCAAGCCGCCCTCGCCTACCGCTCGACGATCACGCGCGAAGCCGAGGCACGGTTCGGACTGCCCGCCCCGACTCCTGTCATCGCCGCGCAGATCATGCAGGAAAGCCAGTTCAATCCTGCTGCCAAGTCCCAAGTCGGTGCCGAAGGCATGATGCAGTTCATGCCGAAGACCGCTGAATGGGCGGCCGTCGCCGGGCAGTTCGGACAGGCGAACCCAACGAGCCCAGCCTGGGCGATCCGCGCCGGTGTCTGGTACGACCGATGGCTCTACGACCGCGTGCGCGTGTCCGAGAGCGAGTGCGACCGGTGGAACTTCGCGCTGTCTGCCTATAACGGCGGCCTCGGCAACGTCTACAAGCGCCAGAAGATGGCCTACCGCCCCGGCTCGTGGGCGCTCACCGCACCGATCAATCCCGGCATCACGCCGGCCAACCAGCGCGAGAACGAAGACTACTCGAAGCGGATCCTCACGCGCTGGCAAACCATCTTCACGGACTGGGGACGCACGGTATGTCTGAACTGATCAACGACGCAGAGAAGGCCGTGTCGGCAGTGTCGAGCGTAGCCGCCGTGCCAGGCGTCCTCGAGCGCTACGGAATCATGGCCGTCGCCACGCTCGCCGCGTGCGCGATCTCGTTCGGCGCCGGTTACCTCTATCGCGCCCACGTGGACAGCGTCAAAACCGCCACGCAGACCGCAGTCGTGAAAACGGCCGACAAGCTCGCGAGTGCCGTGGTCGCCACCGCCGACACGAAGACCGACGCCACGCTTCAGCGCAAGCTATCCGCCGCCAACGCACGCGCGGCATCCCTGCAACAACAGATCGAGGCCGCCCGTAATGCGAACCCTGCTCCTGCTGATTGTCGTCTGCCTGACGGGCTGCGCGACGCCCTTAGTCGTGACCTCGCCGGCCATTCCGGACAAGTTCAAAACGCCGTGCAGTGACGCGGTCGCAGATCCGCTCACGACTGGTGACCAGTACGACCTCTCGCGCGCGCTCACGCAGTCGGTGAAGTCATACCGAACATGTCAGGCGCAGCACGCCGCGCTGATCGATGCGGTCGACACGCGCGAAGCGGTCATGCAGTCCATTTCCGACCAACTTAAAAAGAGCCATTGATGACGGGCCGAACCAATCCACCACCGGGCGTGACGCCCGAAGGCCTGACCGATTACCGGCTCGCCAAGATCGAAGAAGCCGTGTCAACGATGGCCGAGTCGATGAACAGCCTGGTCGCACTCGAACAGAAGCACACCGAGACGCGCGAGGCATTGGGCCGCGCGTTCAAGCAGCACGAAGACCTCGAGGGCCGGGTGCGCACGCTCGAGCTCTCGATGGTCAGTGTCCAGCAGTCCCGCGGATGGGTCCAGCAGGCCGGCACGATCGTCGCGACCGCGTTCGTCACGGGCGCCGCGACCATTCTGCTGCCGCACGTCATGAAGTGATGTATGACCGACACAACTCCGGACGAGAAGCCGAAGGCTAAGCGCGGGCACAACCCGAAGACGCCCACGACCAAAGGCCGCACGTTCACCAAGCTCAAACTTCCCGACGGCCTGACCGTGCAGGAAGAAGCGTATTGCCGGGCGCGTGCGTTCGGCATGACGCAGTCCGAGGCCGTGTCAGTCATTTCAGGCGGCAAGACCAAGCAGGCCGGCACCGGCTCGCACTGGGAGAAGAAGCCCCACGTCAAGGCGCGGATCAACGAGCTGCGGCACGAGATCACCGAGCGCGCGGTCGAGAAAGCATCGCTCGACCGGCAGTGGGTGCTCGAACGGCTGATGAAGGTCGCAGACCGCTGCATGCAGGCCGAGCCTGTGGTAGTGCGCGGTGAGCAGACCGGCGAATACAAGTTCGATTCCGCGGGCGCCAACCGTGCGCTCGAATTGCTCGGTAAAGAGATGGGCATGTTCGTCGAGCGCAAGCAGATCGACATGAACCCGCTCGGCCAGATGTCCGACGCCGACCTCATGCGCATGGCGGCCGAACTGGCACAGCAGACCGGCATGGCCGAAGTGATCGACGTTGAAGCCCGACTGCTCACGAACGGTGAGCCTTTACGGGATGCTTGATCAAGGTGTCGCGCTCCCCGGCATGGCGCCGAACGCCGCGCTCGTCGCGGTGCTGGCTGAACTCAAGCGTCGGCAGGATCGCAACAAGCTATCCCGCTACAAGCCGTATCAGAAGCAGATCGACTTCCACAATGACAGCGCGCAGTATCGCGAGCGTCTGTTCATGGCTGGCAACCAGCTCGGCAAGACCTGGTCGAGCGCGTACGAGATCGCCTATCACCTGACTGGCCAGTATCCGGACTGGTGGAAAGGCAAGCGGTGGAACCGCGGCGTCACCGGCTGGGCGCTCGGCGAGTCGATGGAGTCAACGCGCGACACGCTGCAGCGGCTCGTGCTCGGCCGGCCCGGCGAATGGGGCACTGGCTCTATCCCGGCAGACTGCATCATCGGCGAGCCCAAGCGCGCGCAGGGCGTGCCCGACTGCGTCGACATGGTCATGGTGCGCCACGTCTCCGGACAGATCAGCCGGCTCTATTTCAAGTCCTACGAGAAGGGCCGCTCCAAGCTGCAGGGCGAAACACTCGACTTTGCCGCGCTCGACGAAGAACCGCCGCTCGACATCTACACCGAAGTGCTGACGCGGACCAACGCGACCCGCGGGCTAGTGTGGATCACGTTCACGCCGTTACTCGGCATGTCCCTCGTCGTGCAGCGCTTCATGCTCGAAGAAAACCCCGATCGTCACATCACGAAGATGACGATCTATGACGTAGACCACTACACCGACGAAGACCGCGAGCGCATTGTCGCGTCCTATCCGGTGCATGAGCGCGAGGCCCGCGCGAAGGGTATTCCGGTGCTCGGCGACGGCGCGGTCTATCCGGTGGCCGAGAGCGACATCACGGTCGCGCCGTTCGCGCTGCCCGACTCGTGGCCGCGCATCTGCGGTATCGACTTCGGATGGGACCACCCGACCGCGACAGTCTGGCTCGCGTACGACGAAGACAACGACATCACCTACGTCTACGACGTCCAGAAGTTCCGCAAGCAGACGCCCAAGGACATCGCGCCATTCATCAAGGCGCGCGGCGACTGGGTGCCTATCGCGTGGCCGCACGATGGGCTGCAGACCGAGAAGGGTTCGGGCGTGCAGATCGCAGAGCGTTACCGCGACGAAGAGCTTTTCATGCTGCACGAGCGTGCCCAGTATCCGGAGACGGGCGACGAGGACGGCGCCAAAGTCAGCCGCTCGAGCGTATCGGCGGGCATTCTCGACATCCTGACCGCGATGCAGACCGGCAAGTTCAAGGTTTTCAGCAACCTCGCCGAGTGGTTCGAAGAGTTCCGGATGTATCACCGCAAGAAGGGCAAGATCGTGAAGCTGCAGGACGATGCGATGGATGCCACCCGCTACGCCCGCATGATGCTGCGTTACGCGACCGTGCCGCCTGCACCACGTCAAATAGCAAAGGCCAAACGAGAATACGACTGGCGCGCGGGATAGCGCGCGAAAAGGAAATCTCTCGCCGATGGCCGACATCGAACTCACGACTGCTGCGATGCCAATCGCGGAACCCGACGAATCACCGATGCAATCCGGACAGATGGCATCGGATTTTACGTCTGCGCCCGCCGGTAACACACCGCCGCCCGCTGTCGTCGTCGGTGAAATGCCGACCGATGCGCCCAACGCGCCCATTGAAGAACTGCAGAACACGGCCCTGCCCCAGCGCAGCGTCGAGCAGTATCTGTGGGAGATCAAGCACCAGCCGAACTGGCGCCGCGAGGCCGACACCTGTGCGGACTACTACGACGGCAACCAGCTTTCGCAGGAACTGGTCGAGCGTCTGAAGGACCGCGGCCAGCCGCCACTGATCACGAACCTGATCAAGCCGACCGTCGACACCGTGCTCGGCATGGAAGCGAAGACGCGCACCGACTGGATCGTGCGGCCGGAAGACGATACGGACTCGAACGACGACGTTGCCGAAGCGCTCTCGCTCAAACTGAAGCACGCTGAAACCGAGTCGCGCGCCGATCGCGCCTGCTCCGACGCGTACGCCGGCCAGATCAAGGCAGGACTCGGCTGGGTGGAAGTCGCGCGCGAGTCCGACCCGCTGAAGTTCCCCTATCGCGTCAACTACGTGCACCGGCGCGAAATCTTCTGGGACTGGCGCGCCGAACGCTATGACCTGTCGGACGCGCGCTATCTGATCCGCCGCCGGTGGCTTGAGCTCGATCACGCGATCGCGATGATGCCGCAGTATGCCGACCTCTTTCGCGCGACGACGTGCGGCTGGGCCGGGTTCGACCCGCTGATCGAACAGAACACGCAGCTTTACCAGTCGTTCGTGCTTGAGCGCGACACGCGCATCGAGGCGGTGGACTGGCGCGACATCCAGCGCGAACGGCTCTGCCTGTACGAAATCTGGTATCGCAAGTGGGTGCGCGGCTTCGTCATCACGTTGCCGAACGGCAAGACGGTCGAGTGCAACTTCGATAACACCGACCATTGCCAGGCGATTCTCGCCGGTGCGCCGGTGAAGATGGCGACGTTCCAGAAGGTGCGGCTCGCGTGGTACTGCGGCCCTCACTTCCTGTACGACATCCCGAGCCCGTACACGCACAACTATTTCCCGTACGTGCCGTTCTTCGGCTATCGCGAAGACCTCACGCAGGTGCCGTATGGCCTCGTGCGCTCGATGATCAGCCCGCAGGACGAGATCAACGCGCGCAAGTCGAAGGCGCTGTGGCTGCTCAATAGCCGCCGTGTGATCACCGACAGCGATGCGGTGGCCGACCACGACGAGGCGATGGAACAGGTCGCGCGGCCCGACGCCTACATCATTCTCGACGCGAAGCGCAAGCCGGGCTCGAAGTTCGAAGTCTCGACCGATGCGAATCTCACCGCCCAGCAGTTTCAGGCGATGCAGGAGAGCAAGCAGGAAATCGAAGAGGCGAGCGGCGTTCACAAGGTCATGCAGGGCCAGCAGTCCGGTGCCTCAAGCGGGCTTGCTATTAACTCGCTAGTTGAGCAGGGCTTGAATACCCTGGCCGAAATCAATGACAACTATCGGCATGCACGCCGGCTCGTCGGCGAGCAGCTTTTCTATCTGCTGCAGGCCGACATGAAGGGCCGGCAGATTCGCGTGAAGGTCGGCGACGGCATGGCGCAGCGCGTGATCACGCTGAATCAGCAGACACAGGATCCGCAGACCGGCCAGACGACCGTACAGAACGACATCTCGACGATCAGCCCGAAGGTCGTGCTCGACGACATCCCGAGCACGCCGACGTTCCGCCTGCAGCAGTTGCAGATGCTCACCGAGATCACGAAGTCACTGCCGCCGCAGTTGCAGTCGCAGGTGATCGACTTCGTGATCGCCGCGACCGACCTGCCGAACCGTCAGGAGATCGTCGACCGTCTGCGCGGCTCGCTCGGCATCCTCACGCCCGAACAGCAACAGCAGAAGCAGCAACAGGTCGAGCAGGCACAGCAGGCGCAACAGGCCGTCGCGAAGCAGATGGAAGTGCTTACGGCCGCCGAGAAGGCCGCCAACATCCGCGCGATCAACGCCAAGGCCTCGCTCGACGAGACAAACGCACATGTCGCGCACTCGCAGGTCGTGCTCGAACCGCCGGGCGTGGCGCTCGGTGCGCCGCCGGCCGCCGCGAGCGACCCGATTGCCAGTTTCCCCCGATTGCCTAACGCATCACCGAACATCCCGGCGCCTGTCGCGCCGCAACCTGGAGCACAGCCGTGACCATCACCGCACAGAACCCCTTTCGCGGCCACAACACCGAGCTTGATAGCCCGTTTCATCAGGCGCTTGCGGTCACTCCGGACGATGCTAACGACCTCGTGAACGTGTGCCGCGGCATTCAGGTGACGGTGGCGGGCAACCTGCATTGCACGTTTGCCGACGATACGACGCCGGTGACGATCGCGGTGTCGCCGGGCTTCACGTACCGCTTCATGCTCGCGCGCGTGTGGGCGACCGGCACGACGGCCACCGGCATCGTTGCGCTTTACTGATCGAGGCACATAAGTGACCGTCACCAATGCCCTGACTGAGCCGCTGCTGGTTTTCGAAGATCAGGATCCCGCCCGGCTTTCTGAACTGCCGCCGCAGCATCCGCTCGTCGAGGCGATCGCATCAATTGCGGCCACTGCGCAGGACAACAGCGTGTTGCAACAGGCGAACTCGACGCTCGAGATCGCCGCGCAGCAGGCATCGATCGCAGCTGGTTTGAATAAGACTGCCAGCACGATACTCAATCAAGTCAATCCGTTTCTTATGGGCGTCAACGATCTCGGCTCAATTAGCAGCCCGGTCACCCTGGCGTTCGATATGGGATCCGTATAAATGAGCACTCAACTTCAGCTTCGTAGAGGAACCGCAGCACAGACGGCTGCGTTCATTGGTGCATCCGGCGAGATGACGGTCAGCACCGACGACCACGTTCCGCACGTGCATGATGGGGCGACCCCTGGCGGTTTCCCGCTCGTTCTTGGTGGTGTCATTGCGAACTACGCATCTCTACCAGCGTCTCCGCAAGGATTGTGGATCGTGCAGGCCGATGAAACAAAAGGGGGCGTCCCTTCGGCATATTACTTCTATTCAACACACGCGATCTGGATCGCGGCCGTACAGGTGGCCTAAATGACAACGACTGTATTCTTTCCCGCTGGAGCTCCGAACCAGTCGGTATCCGGCGCGCTGCAGAACCTCAACGATGCAGTAACTGTCGCCACCGACACTCTTGGCGCAGTCGGCGTCAACCTGACCGGCACCAACGCTGGCGGTACAGTCGTTTTCGAAGGCACGATCAACGGTACGGTTTGGGATGCGATCAAGGCATACCCGCTGACCGTTGGCGCCGCCGGCGTCACGTCCGCATCGGCTGCGGGCGACTTCGAATTCAACTGCGCCGGGTTCAAGCAGGTCCGTGCGCGCCTGTCCGTGGCCGGCGCTGGGTCGTTCACGGCGGCGCTCAACGGCACCGCAGCCGCCAAGCACATCGGCGTGAAGAATAGCAATGCGGCGGATCTGAATGCGACCGTTGTGCCAGGTGCAGCCGTCGAAACGGATTGCAGCGGCTCGATCAATGGCACGGTAACTGGCGCAACGGTCGCGGCTGGCGGGACGGGCGGGACGGCCGGGACGCAGACCGTTACAGGCACGACCGGCACCGGCACGATGTTCCAGGCGTCTGTCACGGTTTCCGGCGGTGCGATCACTGCTGTGCAGTCGATCGCGGTCGGGGGTCTCTATACGGCGTCGCCGACGAACCTCGCAGCGGAACCGGTTACCGGGGCGGGCCTGACTGGCGCCACGCTGAACCTGACGATGGCGGGCGTGGCGACTCTCGTCGTGGCCGCCAATGCTTCGCGCCGTCAGATAGGGTTTGTGCCCACAAGCGTGACCGCTGCCGACTGGGCCTTGAACAAATCAGGGAATGGCGTGACCGCAGCGCCCGGCGCGAAAGGCTCCATCCCTGTGACGCGCTATCAAAGCACGACGCAACGCGGCGACATCCAGGCTTATGAATCGACGGCCGCCGTCTATGCGTACAACGCAACGCCGTTTGCGACATTTACCGCCTGGACCTACTGATCATGCAAATTTCTTCGGCTCCCGCAAATCTGGCGAACTTTCTGCTCGCAACTACTGGCCTGTCTGCAAACGTCGGCACCAATCTGCCGCTTGCCCAGATAGTGCGTGACGGGGCGACCAGCTTCCCCCGAACGGATGTGCTGAATGGGATTCTGGATATTCGCGTCCTCGGCGCGCGGCCGGGGAAGTTCTACCGGTTGGAGTGGTATGGGAATGGCGTTGTCTTGGGAGGTAATCCCAACTACGAGATGCTGTTCAGTGAATACGATGCTGGATCGTATGCGTCGCTCAGTACCGCAAGCGCGACGCAGATCATCGGGCTAGGTAACATCCCGGCAACCTCGATTGATACGAGTACGCCGATAATCACGCGCGTGTTCAATCGGCCCTCCCAAGGAATGTCGTTCATCGTCACATACGATCAGACGAAGTTCACTCCGGGCACTTCTGTTGCGCTGAATTTGCCTGTCGGAACCTATTGCTATTCGTGGGTCATCGATCCTAGTCGCTATGTCATCACGCAGGGATCTCCGGCATCAAATATGCCGCTGGCGTATGGTCTGGATGGTGGCATTCTCACATTTGCGATGCAACTGTCGGCTGCGTACGACATCAAGATACTGTTCGAACCTGCCGGGGCAAGTGGTCTGTATCAGTTCGGGGATATATTTGTCGCGCCGCATAGCGGCGGACCGCCCAGGCTGACCGGCCCGGCGTGGACGCAGGTGGGATATGTCGGCACGGACTGGCTTGGGCCGTATGTAATGTCGGCCGTCAATAACCCCGACCCCACACAAGCAAGTCGTGCTGGCTATTTCACAGGCGGCTCGCACGGAACGAACAACCTGGAGACAGGTGGGAGCCCGACTGCGAAAAATATCGCGATCAGCGTGCAGATTGACGGCACGCCAATGAATATGACGGACGTGGCGGCCGGCACGGCGCGAGAGATTGTGATCGCACTGACGAACCAGATTCAAGCCAACAACACGCTTCGCTATGTACTGCAAGAGTCGTATCTGCTGAAGATCACGCCTGGCGCCTGCGAGGTCGCATACCGGAACATTGCGTTGGAGCAAGTCAAGATCAGCCTCCACTACGGCATGCAGATTGTTGGAGGCGGTTTCCAGAATAGCGTGCATTTCGTTGGTGGCCAGCAAGCCGGGCGTGTCGCGGCTACTGCGAACGTTAATTCCGGGGCGTCTAGCTCATACCCGACTATTCCCTGGATTTCCATGCGAGGAAATTACGGCGATGTGGCGATGTGGCTCGATCCGTCTTTCGGTCTGACTCCGAGCCGTCCGATCGATTCGACGCAGCCTGCTGCCTTGTTTGCTTATTATGGGGCGGGCCTGTCCAATAAAGCATACGAGGTCATGGTCAACTCGAGTGCGGGCTATACGATCAATCAGGGGGGCGGATATTCATTCAGAGGCGGCTACGTGTGGGGGGCAAACCTTTCGTCTGACGCCAACATCGACTGCTCCTACCGATACCTGGACGCAACCAAATACAAATATGGGGTTACGTTCAACGCAGCGGCCACAGCGAATGTGTCTCTCGCGCCCCAAGATCGTAATCGCCCTCTGACATATGTCAATGGAACCGGCGAATCATTCGCGTTGGCCGATGTCACTGCCGTCACTGCGTCTCAGTACGGCGCTGTCACGGCCATTGTGGGGCCGTAATAGCAGCCACGTTGCGCTATCGTTATCTCGCAGCCGCCCTCGGGCGGCTTTTTCATGCGCCCACCACCTTGCGCCCTAAGTTTCGCGGCCAGCACGGCGCCGTTATGACGGACGCGGCTTTCCGCTGATCGACGATCACACTTCGAGTCTGTTGGCTGACCCAATACCACAACCGCCCGCGAGGCGGTTTTTTTACGCCTATCGAAAATGACCGATACCGCACCAATCATCCCTCACGAACATCTGGTGCGCACCACGGATGTTGAAGTTGAATACTTCCCGGACCATCCTCCGCGGACTGAATCCGCCACCTTCCGGCGCACGAAGGCAGCCGGTCACAAAGCCGGTCTGCGATGCGCCATCAGCGGCCAGCCCAACCCTGAGTATCACCATATTTGGTGCGAAGAAGCCGATATGGCCGCTGTCGATTGGGTGGCAGTAAAGGCCATCGCAACCGGCGAGATCACCGAGATTCCCGTTCTTGACGAGATCACCGATCAACCGACCGGCGAGACCTTCCCCGTCGAGCAATCGGCAGCCTGGATGATCTGCAAGATCACAGAGGCGCGCGGGTTCGACTGGCATTCGTTTGATCCGAAAAAGCCCGAGACCTTCATTGATTCGCCGCAGAACATGTTGCCGCCCCCGGTCAAGTTTCATCGCTCGCCGGCCCACGGCATCCATCACCGCTCGATGCCCACGTTCGTTTTTCAAGGCTATCCGCGTCAGGCCGGTTTCGTGTTCAGTCCTGACGAGATCCTAACCAAGGAGCAAAAATGAACCAAACATCGAGCATCCAAAACGGCGCGATCACCCTGACCGCTGCGTCATTCGTGCCGATCATCGATTGGGCCGCATCGGCGCTGCCATCCCGTAGTTGCCAGCCCAACCCAGCGCGACTTTGGGTCCATGCAAAGTGATGCTGTTTCCCATCATTACAATTTGCGACCGGTCCACCGCAACGGGAGGCGCCTCTGGTGCAAAGTCTTCAGCATTCGTCGCCTCAATGGCCCAACTCGCGATGCCAACAACGAAGACGCATGCAACCGCGCCGATGCTGGCGATACCTGAAAGTCTCATAAGCTGCCCTATACGTTTGCCGACGCCTGTTCTAAATCCGAAATTAACGTTTCAAAAAGTTACGTTTTCCTTCTCACCCCTCCCGGTATCCAGACTTAAACATTGGCGTTCTCCGCCAATACATGGCTGACCTCAAATTGCTCCCCCGCTCCACATAATCGCGTCAACTGTAAGAACCGGCTTATCCGCGCCCTCGGTTACGGGCGCCGGTCCTCACGGTCTTAATCCGCAACCAACGCGATACGTGGAGTGGCAAGCAATGACTGGCAACGAGATCGACCTGAACAACATCCCCGACACACCTGAAGCAGCTCTCGCCCTGCTCGCGCAGATCGAGGCAGGCGGCGAACCGGTGGCCGCGGCACCCGCAGCAGCAGCGCCCGTCGCGCCCGTTGCAGCACCCGCAGTCGAGGCAGTCAAGGCCGCATCCGAGCCGGCGAAGGAAACGCAGAACCCGACTGAGCCGAACGAGGCAGAAGCGGCTGGCGTGGCCACGAAAGATGGCAAGCACGTCATTCCGTATTCGGTCCTGCAAAGCGAGCGCGAGCAGAAGATGCGCGCGAACGCTGCCCTGCAGGAGATGACGCAACGCGTCACTGCGCTCGAACAGTCGCTACAGGCAGCAGCAAATGGGGCGAAACCTGGCGCCGCCGCCCGCGCCGCTGAAGCCGTAGCTGCGGATGCACCCGCAATGTCCGATGCTGATCTGGAAGCATTGAAGGACGACTTCCCGACCGTGTACAAGGCGCTCAAGGCAACCATGGCTCACGCCGCGGTGCTCGAAGCCCAGGTGCGCGAGCAGGCCAGTTTCCGGCAGGAAGTGGAAGGCGCAAGTCAACGCGACGTCGAAATGACGGTGCAGGACGCGATCGACTCGGTGCCCAAGCTTGCTCACCTTCAGGCGTCCGATCCTCAGACATTCGCGCTCGCCCAGCAGTTCGACGACACGCTCAAGAACGCACCGGCATGGGCTAGCAAGCCGATGGCCGAGCGCTTCGCGAAGGTCATCGAAATGGTGGAAGCGGCCAACGGTGCAATCGACCTTCCCGGCGGCAAATCGAAGCAGCAGGAGTCTGCCCCTAACGCAGAAGACCTGAAGAAGCAGGCGCAGGCAGCAGCGGCCGCAGCGGCGAAAGCCGCGAAGACCAATGTGCCCACGTCGCTCTCAGAGTTTCCAGTCGGCGAACCTGCCGCGGCAACGGAAACAGAAGCGCTCGAGAACATGACGCATGCACAGCTTGCGGAAAAGCTCGGGCGCATGACTCCGTCGCAGCAGGAAGCCTATTTCGCAACACTTTAAATCGGACTTCTAGACCATGTCGACCAGCATTCCAATTGGCTCGCCCCTCGCCCGCAAGGTGTATTCGGTGGGCCTGTTCACCCGCGTGCAGACTGCACCGGGCTTCATGAACCTGATCTCTGGCGAAATGCCGCAGGAAGGTTCGTTCGCCGCCAAAACCAAGGGCCAGACCTCGCCCGACTACCCGATCGTGAAGACGGGCGACCTTGCGAAAGGCGCCGGCGACACGGTGTCCGTTGACCTGTTCAACGTGCTGCAGGGCAAGCCGACGATGGGCGACCGTCGCATTCAGGGCCGCATGATGGCGCTGACGGCATCCAGCATGGACGTGCAGATCAACCAGATGCGCGGTGGTGCGGACGGCGGCGGCAAGATGAGCCAGAAGCGTACGGTGCACAACCTGCGCAATATCGCGATGGCCGGCCTTCAGGCGTGGATGACGCGCTGCGAAGACCAGATCGCGCTCGTGCAACTCGCCGGTGCGCGCGGCTCGCAAAGCACCACCGACTGGGTCGTGCCGTTCCAGACCGATTCGGACTTCAACGACATCGTCGTGAACGCCGTGAAGGCGCCGACGAAGAACCGCTACTTCGCGGCAGGCGGTGCGGCGGACCCGTCGCAGATCGGTACGGCCAATGCGCTGACGCTGCAGGACGTCGATGCGATCGTCGCGCAGTTGCGCGAAACGCCGGTACCGTTGCAGTCGGTCAAGATCAAGGGCGACGACAAGGCGTGGAATGATCCGCTGTGGGTCATGTTCGTGACCGAACGTCAGTGGCTCTACATGCAGTCGCGCAGCGGTAACACCACGTGGCGCCAGGCCGTGCAGAACGCTTTCGAGCGTAAGGCGGCCAACGGCTCGACGAAGCACCCGTTGTTCGATGCGTACGAAACGATCATGTGGAACGGCGTGCTGATCAAGCGCCTGAACCGCTACGCGATCCGTTTCAACGCGGGCGACAACGTGATCATCGATACGGGCGGCACTGACGGCCAGACCTACACGGAATCGACCGTGCAGACGGCCCAGCCGGTGGACCGCGCGATCATCCTCGGCGCGCAGGCGCTCGCCAAGGCCTACGGCAAGTCGAGCAGCGACTACTTCTACGACTGGTCGGAAGAAGAAGTCGACCACAAGAACAGCGTTGAGCTGGTCGCGGGCGCGATGAACGGCACGGCGAAGATCCGCTTCAAGATCGACGGCGCCGACACCGACTTCGGCGTCGCGGTGGTGGACTCGTACGCACCGGCCGCTAACTCCGCAGCCGGCCGCACGCTGCTCAACTCGTAATCTCGAAATCAAGTTTTGCTCACTCCTGTTCGCGGGAGTGAGTAAGACTCTCAGGAGAAGTCCATGACGACTTACGTAGCAAACCAGTTTCTCAAGCCGACCTATTCCGGCGACGACGCGTTTGCCGTCGCCCACGGCTCGTATGTGCTCGCCGCGGCGCAGGTCGGTGACAAGGTGCGTCTTCGCACGCTGTATGCCGGTTCGTTCATCACCGAGGCCAAGCTGATCAATGCGGCACTTGGCGCCGGTTCGACCGTCTCGCTCGGCTTCGAGTACACGGACGGCTCGGACACGACCGCCGATGATGCTGCGCTGATCCCGGCGACCTCGACGGCGGCGGCTGCCGTCACACGTATGGCGGGCGCGCCGGTCAAGCTGCTGAAAGACGCCTATCTGGTCGCAGTGATCGGTGGTGCGGCGGCAACCGGCCAGATCGACGCAGTGGTCAACTTCGAGCCGACCGGCACCCTGTAAGGGGCACCGCGACGCGTGCGTTGAACCGAAACGGGGCGGCCGCGTGCCGTCCCGTTTTCACTTGAGGAACACCATGATCGAACTTCGCTATATCGGCCGCAAGGATTGGGCAGTGGACCCGGTCGGCGGCTCGTGCGTCATCTGGAACGGTAACGGCGATGTGCAGCCCGTGCCGCTCAAGGCCGCGCGCAAGATCCTGAAACACCCCGACGAGTGGGAACTCGCGAACCCGGAAGAAGCGGCCCGCCTCGAGGTGAACACCACGCACGTGACGACCGATGAAACCGGCGCGCTCACCGAAGTGGACGACGCCGATCTGAAGAAGCCGCTTGAGAAGATGACGCGCGCCGAGCTCAAGGTCTACGCGAAGCTCACCTTCGATCGCGACATCCCGGCGACGATGCCGAAATCGAACATGATCGACACGATCGAAGAGTTCGAGCGCGATCTGAACCGCGTCAACACCATGACGCCGGATCTGGACGAAACGCCGAAGATCGACGCGCCTGAAGCGCCGCCGGTCGTCGAGGCACCCTTCGTCGACCCGACCATCTCCGCGCAATGACGACCTGCCAGAACGTAATCGACCGCGCGCGCGTGCCGCTGAACGACGCGGACAAGACGCGCTATCCGGATGCGGACCTGCTCAGTTACCTGTGCGACGGCGTGGCCGAAGCGTATGCGCTGCGGCCCGATCTGCGTTTTGGCAACTTCAAGACGTCCGCCGTCACATTGTTCGTGACGACCGATACTTTCCCCCTGGCGGCGCAGCATGAGGTCGCGCTGCAGCACTACATCGTGTATCGCGCCGAAACGCGCGACGACGAGAACGTGAATGCGAACCGCGAGCAGAAGAGTTTCCAGATGTTCGAGCGTGGAATCCTCAAGACATGACCGACGTATCTCGACCGACTCCGTCTCCCGAAGTGCGCGCGATGCTCGCCGAGTTCGCGCGTGTTAATCGCGAGCGCTACGGCGAGAACTGGAAAGAGATCGTCGCTAAACAGGTAGCCGAAAGCACAGCGCCGGTCCTGTCGGCACTCCTCAAGCTCCGGAAGAAACCTGCATGAGCCAGACCAAATTCGAAGATCTGTACGACGAGGTGATGCCGGAACTGCCGGGCGCCCCGCTGCCGATGGTCTATAACGCGATCCGCAACTCGGTCATTGCGTTCTGCAACGGCTCGGACATCTGGCGCGCGTGGCTTGACCCGATCGACGTCGTCGCGGGTTCGAACACCTACGACGTCACCACCGACCCCGGCACGGACCTCGTCACCCTGCTCTCGCTCAAGTACGACGGCCGCACGCTCACGCCGCGCAATGAAGATGCGCTCAACGCATGGCATTCGTGCTGGCGCACCGAACTCGACGAGCCGAAGCACTACATGCAGCAGGATCAGGACAGCGTGATTCTGGCCTGTGTGCCGCCGTGCTCGGTTCCCGGTGGCCTGCTGCTCTCGGTCTCGCTGCAGCCTGAGCGCACCGCCAAGACGTTCCCCGGCTGGATCTACAGCCAGTACTGGGAGGGCATCACCGCAGGCGCCAAGGCCCGCATGCTCAAGATGCCGGGCAAGCCGTGGAGCAACCCGCAGATGGGCCTCATGTATGAACAGACGTTCGATAACGAGACGGCCGGCGCGCGCGCCGATGCGGCCCGCTCGCTCGTTCGCTCGCGCGCGGTAACGCGCTCGCAACACTGACCGGATCGCCACATGTCGAACACATCCACCTACCTGCAGACTGCGCGCCTGAATCAGGCGCTGCGCGGCGTTGTACTGGCACCGCCGCTGAACACCTACCTCGCCCTCTTCACTGCCGACCCGACGGATGCCGCGAACCTCGGCGTCGAGGTGACTGACGCGGGCTATGCGCGCCTCGCGCTCGGCACCGCGACCGGCTGGTCTGCACCGGCAGCGGCGGGCGGTGGCGGCATGCAGTCGGCCAACATCAATCAGTTGACATTTGGCGCGATCCAGACGGCGCCGGTCACGATCGCGTATTTCGCGATCATGGACGCGGCGAGCGGCGGCAACATGCTCTACCACGGCCCGCTCGCGCAGGCGAAAGCCATGCAGGTGAGCGACGTGCTGCAGGTTGCAGCCGGCCAGATCGTGATCGTCGAGGACTGACGTGATCGTTCAGGCGTCTGCCACCCTGCACGGCACCGCGCGCGTCTCGGCGCACGCGAACCAGCTCATGCGGGCCGCGGGCGTGCTGCACACGGCGCCGCGCGCGAGTGCCGCACCGGTGGTCCTGCGTCGCGCGGCCGCGGTGGTTACCGCCGTGCGCATCGTTGCGGCCGCCGCGCTGATCAACGGCAATACGCCCGTCGCCGATGAACGCGCGATGACGCGCCCTTACGTGAACCGCGCAATGCTGCGCCCTTTCGTCGATCGCACGATGGTGCGCCCGGCTTCGGAGACTCCATGACGATGTTAGGCCGGTATGGCATGGCGCCCACCGAGGAAACGCCTTATACGATCGACTATAGCGACGACCTCGACACGGGCGATGCGCTGAAGGCGACGAGCGCGACTGTCACCGGGCCCGACAGCGCGCTCACGCTCGTCTATGCGGTCTATACCGAAGACGGCACGAACCACTTCGCGAAAGTGATGCTGTCGGCGAGCCCCGCGGCGCTCATCGGCACCACCTACACGGTCGCCGTGACGACGCTGTCGGTTGCGGGCCGCTCGATGTCCGACACCTTCACCGTGAAGATCAAGGCGGCCTGACATGACCCAGCCGCTACGCCTGAACACGTTCTCGGGCATCATCCCGAAACTGCCAGCGTCGCTCCTGCCGCCGACGAACGCGACCATTGCGCAGAACTGCGACTTCGGCTATGGCGAGCTGCGCAACACGAACGGCGGCGTGCAACTCTCGGCGCTCTCGAACGCCGCGAAAAGCATCTATACGGACGATGGTCTTCTGTTCTTCTCATGGCCGTCGGACGTCAACGCAGCGCGCTCGCCGATCGCGGCCGACCCGTACAACCGCCTGTATTACTCCAACGGCTCGGATTTCCGTGTTGCGTCGCGCGACCTGATGACCACCACCGGCGGTGTCCCTGCGGCGAGCTATCGCGTGGGCGTGCCACGCCCCACCGTCGCGCCGACGCTGGTCGCCACGCCCGCACCAGACCCGACGACCGGCACGACGTTCACCGCCACGTTCTTTTACGAGTCGGGCGGCGTCAAGTATCAGGAGCAGACGGTTCTGCTCACGCAGATCACCCCCGGCAAGGAATGGACGTTTCCGCTCCCGTCGGCACAGAGCAGCACGCCGAGTGGTGCGAATCCGCAGATCGAACTGATCGGCAAGAATTCAGGCGGCACGACCACGTTCGACATCTATACGCAGACCTCGACGTTCACCGGCACGAGTGCGAATGCGTCCGACTGGACGCTCGCGCTCACCGCGCCGAGCTCGGGCAGCACGTACACGCTTGACCTGACGGCCTCCGCGCAGCAGGGCGCGAACCAGCAGGCCGTCGCGTTCTGCTACACGTACGTGAACCTGTATGGCGAAGAGGGGCCGCCGTCCGATCCGGCCATCATCACGCATGAGATCGGCCTCGAGATCGATGTGACGGTCAAGCTCGACACCTTCAGCGCCGACTACTGCCCGATCAGCGAGATCCGTGTCTACAAGACGCCGGAAGGCTCAAGCGTCGCGAACTATTTCTATTCCGGCTCGGTGTCGATTCTCGCGCTCGGCGGCGGCCCAACGTGGGTATTTCACGACACGACGCCCTCGTCGTCGCTCGCCGAACAGCTTTCGTCGACGGGCTACTATGCGCCGCCGGCGAACCTTGTCGGCGTCATGTCGCTGCCGAACGGCATCCTCGCGGGCTGGGTCGACAACGCGCTCTATTTCTGCGTGGCCTACAAGCCGTGGGCATGGAATCCGGCGTTCGAACTGACCTTCCCCAACCGGATTGTCGGTGCGCTACCGATGGGCTCGGGGCTCGTGCTCAACACCACGGCACAGCCCTTCGTCGTGTCGGGCACGACCCCTGACGCGATGACCGCCGCGCCGCTGAACATCACGCAGGCCGGCATCTCGAAGTGGGCGATCGCGAACGTGAACGGCCAGGTCATGTATGCGTCGCACGAAGGCATCGTTGTCGTGGTCGGCGTCATGGGCTCGCTGTCCTACTCCGACCGCTTCTTCACGCGCGACGTGTGGAAGCAGAAATATGCGGCCGGCTTCGCAAACATGCGCTTCGCGAACTGGGACGGACGCCTGATCGTCTACGCGACCGATAACTCGTTCACGCCTTTCATGCTGCGCTTTGACGAGACGGGCGGCACGATGACCGAGTTGCCCAATTTCTCGCCCGCATGCACGTTTATCTCGCCGATCACCGACGGCCTGTACTACGTGGTCGGATCCAACGTCTATCAGTTCGCCGGCGGCACGCCGCTCGCGAGCACCTGGCAGTCGTGCGAGAAAGTCGTCGATGGAACGGTCAACTATGGCGCATGCGAAGTGCTATGCACCGGCTCGTGGACTGTCACGCTGTTCTCCGACAACGAGAATGGGGTGATGCAGCAGCGCTGGCAGAAGACCGTCACGGGCAACCAGCGCTTCAAACCACCGTCGGGGTACCGCTCGCGCCGCTATCAGCTCAACCTGTCCGGTACGGGCGTATTCAGGGAGTTTCGCCTCGGTGAATCGTTCCAGACGCTGGTGGTGATCTGATGCCAGCCGCCATTACGCAGACCTCCGCGCCGGTTCCCGGTATCACCCAGCAGGCGCTCGACGCGATCACCGACCAGAACGTGCGCACGGTCCTGCAGCAGATGGTCACGGGCTGGCAGGTCCGCAACGGCGCGGCGGGCAGCGGGGAGAACGCGTTCGTCACACGCGGCGAACTCGGCATGTCCGGTGGCGGCGGTATCGGTTCGGTGGGATTCTCGGCGGGCGCGACGATCGCGAACACGGCGTTCCTCCAGCCTGGCGTAATCACGGCGCTTGTGAATGCGGTCGAGGCGTCCGTCATGGCGTCGGCGTTCTTCCAGTCGCTCGGCACGGCCTTCGACTCGCCATCCGGCATTACGAAGAAGCAGACTGTTCTCTCGAACAGCGTCGGGCAACTGTCGAGCAAGGTCATCACGCTCGGCTCGTCGGTTGGCACGCTGTCGGCCGGCCTCACGCAGGAAGCGACCACGCGCGCGAACGTGGACGGCCAGCTCGGCGCGCAGTGGACTGTCAAGACCGACGTCAACGGCTACATCGCGGGCTTCGGGCTCGCGACCACCGCGAACAACTCGACGCCTTTCTCGGCATTCATCGTGCGCGCCGATGAGTTCGCGATCGGCTCTCCCAGCGGTCCGGGCATCGCTCCGCAGGTGCCGTTCACGGTGTTCACCACGCCGCAGATGATCGGCGGCCAGTATGTGCCGGCAGGCGTCTATATCACGCGCGCGTTCATCGCGAACGGCATGATCGACACCGCGGCGATTGCGAACGCAGCGATCACGCAGGCACAGATCGCGAGCGCGGCGATCGGCTCGGCGCAGATCCAGAACGCGGCGATCCAGAACGCCCACATCGGCTATGCGGCCGTCGACACGCTGCGCGTGGCGGGGCACGCGATCACCGCTCAATCCTCATGGTCTGCGCTCGGCATGGGTGCGAACATCAACTACGTGGCGGGCGGCGGCAACGTCACGATTTTCGCCGAGACATTCACCGGCTCGCAGCCTGATGGCAATGGCGGCTATCTGAGCGCGACGATCACGGTCACCATCTCGTCGTCATCCGGCCCGCAGACCATGACGCTGATCGCGACCAATGCAACCACCAGCGCGTTCCTCCAGTTTTACAACGTGAGCGGCAACATGAACATCAGCGTCTCGGGCCAGTACTCCAATGGCGTGACGACCGGCCTCCGTGTCGACAACCTGATTGTTTTCGAGGCGCTGCGATGAGTGACGTTCAGGCTGAAACTACCCCACTCGATTACACCATGACGGCCTACGTCGCGGCTGATGCGACCGGCCGCATCATATGCGCGGGCCTCGTGCCGAAGTTCATCTACGACGCGCAGGTCGCGCCCGAGGGCGGCTCGCTCGCGCTAGGCGAAGGTAATCCGGCGCGCGACTACGTCGCAGGTGGCGTCATCACTGCGCGCCCCGCGAACCCCGCCGCGCTGACCGGCACGGTGCTCACCGGCCTGCCCAATCCGTCGACCGTGACGATCAACGGCACGGCCTACACCGTGACCGACGGCGAACTCGACATGACGTTTCCGAACGCGGGCACGTACGCGATCGCGGTCACGTCACCCTTCCCCTACCTCGACGCCGCCTTCACGCACACGCAATGAAGATCATCCACTACGACGACCATGTGAAAGCGCGCGCCGCGGCCTATCCGGACGTGGGCGACCAGCTCGACGCGCTGTGGAAACTGTTCAATCACCTGTACGAGGCTGGCGAGTTTCCGGTACCGGCCGCGCAGGCCATGCGCGAGCGCCTTGCGGACGTGAAAGCCCGCTATCCGAAGAAGCCGTCCAACGTCGAATAGAGGCCGCACGCCTATTCTTGTGCCTGGGTAATTACGTCCACAGGGGCGCGGGTGAAGCACTTCCTCAGAATCGCATCGAACATCAACGTACTGCCACTGTTGCAGGCGTTGCAGCGCCAACCGGAGCTATGGAGCGCCGACCGTGTGCGGCAGGACTTTTCGGAATCCGGGCGCGAACTGTTCAAACAGTCGCCACATGCGGACGTTGACGACATCATTCTGCGATTCCCGGATCGAGACTCGCCCACGCTTGGCGACGATCTGATCTGTGCCAATAAGGAAGCGTTTTCGCGCCTGCCGCAAGCTCGTCCGCTCGTGCTCGGGCTGATGAATCAGGTTGAAGGCGCAATGCTGGGACGCGTCCTGATCACGCGACTCGCTCCCGGGAAGTGCATCACGCCTCACGCGGACACCCGCGGCGCATATGCAAACTACTTCAAGCGGTACCACGTCATGCTCCAGTGTGAGCCGGGCGCCGTATTTCGCGCCGGTGCCGAGCAGGTCCAGATGCGCGCCGGCGAGGTGTGGCAGTTCGATGCGCACGCGATGCACGAAGTGGTGAACAACAGCACCGACGACCGGATCAGCCTGATCGTCGACATCCGGAGCGACTGATGATCGTCACCTACCAGGTTGAAAACTGGTTCGATGCGCTGCCCGAAATGGAACAGCTCTGGCCGCTCCACTGGCAGGAAATCGCGAGCGACCGTGACAAGGTACCGCTCGAGCCAAACTATCGCGAATATGCCGCCCTGGCGAATCTTGGCGTCACGCACGTAGTCGTCGCACGCCATGAGGGCCGCATGATCGGTTATCACGTCACGATGGTGAAAGGCCACATTCACTACGCCAGCATGCTATCGGGCTTCGTCGATATGTACTTCATGCACCCCGATTTCCGCAGGGGCTTTGCAGGAATCGGCCTCTTCCGCGCCGCTGAGGACACGCTCAGGGCGCGCGGCGTGAGGAAGATTTTCACGGCGACCAAAGTCACGAAGGACATGAGCATCATTTTCAGGCGCCTCGGGTACACCCATGCCGAGAACCTTTTTACCAAGTACATCGGGGACTGACGAATGCTCTATCTCAAGCGAAAGCTGCTCGGCCATACGTTTCAGGTAGCGGCAGTCGGCGCGATCGGAGCCGTTGCAGCCGCCGGGATCTCTGCCTCAAGCCAGCCAGACACAAGCGGCATGAACAATGCTGCCGCCAACGCATCGAACGTGCAGGCTGGCATCGCCCAAGACCAGTGGAACGACTACAAAACGAACTTCCAGCCTCTCGAAGGCAAGTTCGTCGGCGAGGTCAACAACTGGACGAGCCCGCAGAACTACGCGAAGGCAGCGGGCGATGCGGCCGCAACGGTCGACGCGCAGTACGGCGCCGCGAAGGATTCACTTGCGCGCACCCCCGGCATGGACCCGTCGAGCGGCGCCTATCAGGCCGGCATGACGAACCTCGGCCTGTCGCAGGCGGCCACCAGCGCGACCGCGCAGAACACGGCCCGGCAGAACGTGCAGAACCAGGGCATTGCGATGGAAGAGAACGCGCTGAGTCTTGGCAAGGGTCTGCCGGCCACTGCCTCGTCATCGGCCGGCAGCGCTGCGTATGGCCTGTCGAACCTGTCGAACTCGGTTTCGAACCAGAATGCGCGCAACTCGGCCGGCATCGGTAGCGCAGTGCAGTCGGTGGCGAACGGCGTGACGTCGTACATGAACAACAGCACTAACCCGAGTGTCAATTCTGGCCCGAACGGATTTAACTCGTCCTACCAGCCGGCGTACTCGGGCTTCGACAATCCGGACAACTACGGTTAAGGAATGGCCATGAGCGGACTTTCGACCATCATCAATTCAACGGCTGGCGCCATCAACGGCTATCGCGACCAGGCGTATCAGCAGAACCAGCAGGACTATCTGCAGGCCATGCGCGCGAACGATGAACTGAAGATGCAGGCAGCGCAGCAGACCTATCAGCCGCAGGCTCAGGCGCAAGTCGCAGCGGCAGGTTTGTCGCAGGCGCAGGCGCAAGGGGCAACGTCGCTCGTGCCGGCGCAGACGAATCTCGCCGCGACGAACATCGGCACCGCACAGATTGCGGCCGACGGCGCGCAGGCACGACAGCCCGACGTGAATTCGACCGCAGCGAACCAGGCGAAGGTGCAGGCGGGCGTAACGGGTGCTCAGGCCGATATGCTGCCGCAGACGACAACGGACATGCGACTGGCGCAGGCCAGTGAGGACCAGAAAGCCCACCTCGGCGCGATCGGCGGTCTCTACACGGCGATGATGCAAGGACCAGACGCCACGCGCGCCTATGTACAACAGGTCGCCGACGCAGGCGGATATCCGGGCATCGCGGGCAAGCAGATCGGCCAGGTCGGCCTGACGCCTGACGGTCAGAACTTCGTCGCGCAGGACGCGCAGGGCAACCAGCTTTTTGCGCTGCCCGTCTCCACGCTTCAGCAGGTGCACCAGATGCAGGTTCCAACAGAATGGCATCCGGTTGGCGGGACACTATTCGGCACGCAAGGCGGCCGCATCACCACGCAGGCCTCGGCACCTGAATTCAAGGCGCTGCGTCCCGGCGAAACCGGTGTGGTTCAGCAGGGCAACACGATCACCACCGCGACGCAGGCGCCGGTGCCGCCGGAATTCACGGCGCAGCACAGCGGCGTGACCGTCAACACCGCCAACTGGCTCATGAAGAACGTGCCGAACCTCAAGGCACAAGACGCGTTCAACATGGCCAAGCAGGCGAACACCATGTCGCGCGAACAGTTCGTCTCGACGATCCTGGGCAATCCGATGCTCAACACGGACATGCGCAATCCGGGTGCGCAGGCGCAGAAGTACGGGCAGATCTACGACACGCTGCGCGCGCAGAGCGGTGCGCCGGGCCTCTCCAACGTACCGGCATCGAATACGTCTGGCAATCCGATAATCGATTCGCTCATTGGCGGGCCGACTACCACCGACCCCGCCAACGCTGTCGACAATCCATTCCAAACGGGTCAATAGATGGAACTCAACCAGGACTTTTCAGGCTTATTCAACACGAACAGTTCTGGTGCCGGGCAAAAGCCCACCGCAGCGCCGGCCACGCCGAGCGCTGCGCCTTCCGGTCTGACGCAGGACTTCAGCAGCGTCTTCGCACCCCAGCAGCAGCCGCAAACCACCAACGCCGCCAACACCGCGAAGCTCGACGACGTGCTCGCGTCGGAAGGCGCGACGGCGCTCAAGCCACTTGTTAGCGCGTTCTACGGTCAGGAAACCAGCAGCGGCGCGAATGCGAAGACCAGCGTCGACGGTGCGCAAGGCCCGATGCAGATCATGGCCGCAACCGGTGCGCCGTATCTGAAGCCGGGCGAGAATCTGCAGGCTAACGGGCTCGCGGTCGGCACACGCATCCTCGCCGACTACGCGAAGCGCTACGACAATGATCCGGCGAAGATCGCAGTCGCCTATTTCTCCGGCCCCGGCAACGTCGCGGCGAGTGGCCCGACGCCGTGGAAGCAGGACAAGGCCGACGGCAACGGCACGACCGTGTCGCAGTACGTGAAGGGCATTCTGACGAAGCTCGGCAGCGCCGCGCCCGTTGCGCAACCCGCAGCCGCTCCGCAGGCGCAACCTGACCAGCCCGCGGCGCCGGATCTCTCGCAGGCGCCGAAGTGGTCCGACGTGGTCGCCAATCCGCAGTTCCAGAAGCTCGATCCGGCCGTGCAGCAGCAGACCGCCGACGCGTACTTCGCGAAGTGGATCGCACCGAACACGCCTGCCGGGCAGTTGCCCGCCGCGCAGGCCGAATGGGCCGAGAAAAGCGCCGCAGCAGTGAAGCAGGCAACGCCGCCGTCGCTGCTCTCGCGTATCGGCTCGGGCATCCAGTCCGCCGCAACGTCGCTCGTCAATAACGGCTTTGCGACCGACGGCACGACGCCCGACAATCCGGCCGCGCAGAATGCCGCCGTCGCGCAGGCGCCGCAACAGCCGAACACGGCCGGCGTGCTCGGCGTGAACAACACGCCCGCCGCGGTCGCCGCCGCACAGAAGAACCTGCCGCCGTTGCCCGCGATGGCCTCGCCCGCGATGCAGCAGCAAGTCTTCCAGCAGTTCGACGCAGCGAGCCCCGAGCAGCGCCAGCAGATGATGCAGCAGCCGGGCGTGGCCGGGCAGCTCGCGCAGTATCGCGCGGCGCAGTATCAGAACAACACGAACCCCGTCTCGTCCGACATCGGCACGAGCGCCGAGGACCGTACGCAGCGCCTTGTGAACGCGGGCGTCGATCCGGCCGTCGCACGCGCGCAGGCACAGCGCGACGCCGCGAGCGGCGCGCAGACGATGATCCCCGGCGACATGAAGGCGACTGACTTCGACTTCGATACCGCCGCGCGTTATCGCAACGCGAACCCGATCGTGCGCGGTGCGGTGCAGGGTGTCGCGGGTTCTGCGCAATCGCTGATCGGTATCGGACGCTTTGTCACCGACATGACCGGCGGCAGCAATAGCAATGTCGCCGACTGGCTCGGCAATGCGTCGAAGAACATCGCCGGCACGTCCAATGCGATCGGTCAGAGCGCGAACCCGCTGAGTCGCAACCTCGAGGCGGCGACAAGCGGACTCGTGCAGGCGGTGCCCGCGCTGCTCGGCGCGGCCGCCGTTCCCGAAGCCGCCGCGCTGCCGCTCGCGCAGAACGGTCTGCAGATGTTCGGCCAGGCGTATGCCGAAGGTCGAGACGCCGGTCAGGATCCCGCGCAGGCCACCACGCGCGCCGGCATGATGGGCGCGTTCGCCGTGCTGGGCCACGCGCTCGGCCTCGACTCGAAGCTCGACGCGATCCGTCAGTCTGTGGCCGGCGCATCGACCGACGCGATCGGCACGTCTCTGTGGAACGCGACGATCCGCGATCTGCCGAGCACGCAGGCGATGGTGCTTGGCAACTTCATCACCGACAAACTGCCGGGCGGTGTCGGTCTGACGCCCGAGGCGAAGTTCACCGACTGGTTGCGGCAGGCCGGCGACATGTTCGTTCAGACCGCGATGATGAACGGCATGCTCGGCGCGGGCGCGATCGGTGGCGCACCGCTCTCGCGCACGCTGCGCGGTGAAGTGAAGCCGACGTTCGACGAGTCGAGCGGCACGATCTCGGACAAGAACGGCAACTACTGGAACGTGGCACCCAACACGGCGCCCGCCCCCGTGCTCGGCGCGCCGGGCACGAGTGCCAATGCGCCCCACCCTTCGCAGGTCGCGGCCGATAACGCGGTGCGCGAGATCGCCGCGACGCACGGCATGGATGCGTCCGCGCTGATTCCCGAACCGACGCCGGTGCCGCAACCGGCCGCTGCTTCGGTTGCGCCGCCCGCCGCTGAAGCGCAGCCGCAGATCACGCCGCAACCAGGCCAGCCGCTCGTGTGGCGCAACGCCGATACCGACATTCCTGTTGTGTATCGCGGCGTCGCGCCGGATCGCGGGCCCGATGGTCGTCTATATGCGCAGGTCGAGCACAACGGCACGCAGTCGTTCGTGCCGTTTGACGAACTCGCGCCGGCCACCGCCGCCGCGCCGATGCAAGCATCATCGGCTGAACCGCCCGCTGCACAAGCCCCGCAGGCTCCGGCGGTGCCCGACCTCAATCAGCAAATCCTCGAGTTCGCCGCCCAGCGCCGCGACGCACTGCAGGCGAAACAGAATGGCTCGCTCACGCCGACGCTGACGCCTGAAGGTCACGAGGATGTCGAGCAGCCGGGCCAGCAGCTCACGCCGACCGAGCGCGCGGAGTGGGACGTGCTGACGAAGCACGCGAACGATCCGGCGACGATCGCGCGTTTCTACGGTCTGCAAGACGACGAACCGGCGCCCGCCGGCGAGCCCGCAGCGTCGACGCCCGAACAGGTCGATGCCGCCGCGCACCTGGCCGCTACGTCGCCGAAGAACGATCTGCCCGAGCCGACGCAGGCGCAGAAGGAAGCGGGCAACTATCAGAAAGGTCACGTCGACATTCACGGCCTCGACGTGTCGATCGAGAATCCGCAGGGCTCGAAGCGCAACGGCACCGATCCGGATGGCGTCGTGTGGGAAAACACGCTTCAGGATCACTACGGCTATATCCGCCGCACGGTCGGCGCGGACGACGAGCATATCGATACGTTTGTCGGCCCGAACCCCGCGAGCCGCAAAGTGTTCATTGTCGACCAGACGGCACCGGACACCGGCAAGTTTGACGAGCACAAGGTGATGCTCGGCTATGACTCGATGGCCGAAGCCGACGCGGCGTATCACCGCAACTATATGGACGGCTGGAACGGCCGCGGCGCTATCAGCGAACTGCCGATCGGCATGTTCAAGGAATGGCTTGCGAATGGCGACACGAAGGCGCCCTTCGCACGACTGGCGACGCCGTCGACTCGGTCGGCTGGCGCGAAACCTAAGACCGAGAAGGAAGCGCGCGCCGCGAAGAGCGTTCCACCCGTGCCCGCCGACATGGTGCGCATGTATCACGGTGGCGAACCGGCGCCCGACTACAAAGGTCCGTTGTGGTTCTCGTCGAACGAGCAGTACGCGCGCGATTGGGCGGCAAAGAACGGTCGCGTCGCGCGCACCTGGTACGTCGACGTCCCTGCCGAACACCCGATACTCGCGACCGACTATCCGGAACAGCACGCATCGCGCGGCTACACGACCAACCGTGAATTGCCCGCCGACCTGTCGAGCCAGCGCAAGCTGCTGCCCAACGTCGCCCCCGCAACACCCCCCAAAACCGAACGCGAGGCGCGAGCCCGCAAACAGGAGAAAGCAGATGGCACAACCCAAGCACAAGATGGCGCAGGCACACGCGAAGCACGGCAAGAAGCACCAGGGGCCGATCGGACTGTCGCAGGCACCGAAAGCGCCGTTGATCGTCCCGCCGCCGCAGCCGGGTCAGAACGCGGTACCGGCGGGCGCAGCGCCAGCGACACCGCTCGCGCCGGGCGTCGGGTACAACCCGGCGCAGCAGGATCCGGGCGCGACGCCGTCGCCGGGGATGTAAAGCCGAAAACGGAACTGGAAGCGCGTCGCGCGCGCGTCACTGCGGAGATGGACAAGATCGCGGCGGCAGCCGAGGCTCGCAAGGCATCGGGCAATGCCGATGGTCTGCCCGTGCCGTCCGGCTACGATCATGGGTTCCGCGAGTCGGTGCTCGACTGGATGACCGAAGCCGAGCGCGGCCGTTTTCATGCCCTGAAGCTCGAACTGCCCACGCCGGGCGAAGAGCGTGAGGCTGCGGCCGACCGTATCGCGGCCAAGGTCGCGACGCGCAAGGCTGCTGCTATCGAGGCTGTCGAACCCCAACCGAAGCCCCGCACCGAGGCACAGATCGCAGCCGCGAAGAAGCGCGCGCGCGAACAGAACACGGTCGACCCGGCGCGTGACAGCCTGATCACGGCGATCGCCAAGCTCGGCGGCATCAACAAGGCCGAAGTCATGCGCCAGTGGGGCTATGGCGCGAACGATCTGAAGGGTTACCGCGTTGGCATCAAGCCGGTGACCACGAAGAACGGTCTGACGATCGAGCGCATGGGCGAAGCGCTGCACGAGCTTGGTTATCTGCAAAGCGACGAGCACGGCCGGTACGATAACCGCGAGCTCGAGGAGCACTTTTCGAACGGCCTCGGCGGCTCGCACCACTTCACGCCCGAAGGTTACGCGACGCACGCAGCGGCTGAAGCAGCAACCGAATATGAGTTGCACCACCAGGGGCTGACCGGGCATGATGTCGAGGCAAGCGGTTTCGACCGCCTGCCGGAAGAAGCACAACAACACGTTGAGGCATATCTTGATCAATACCCCGAAATCAGCGAAGCCGAAGCCGAGCACTTCGGAGCCCTTGCGAGCGTGGACGGAGCGCATGCTGGGCTCGAACCTCACGCCGACGCAGCAGACGCAGGCCACCGCCGTGATGGCGAAACTCGCGAAGGCGCGCGCGGCGAAGAAGAACCGTTCAGCCTGACGGCGGAGAGTCCCGACGAGACGCGCGCACGCATCGCGCGTGAAGAAGCACAGCGCACCGGCGACGAGCGCGCACTCAAGGAAGCGGACAAGAAAGCGAAGATCGACGCGCAAAGCAAAGACTTCGTGCTCACCGGCAGCGACCGCGATGCCGACCAGGCTGCAGCTCGCGGCCAGCAGGGATTGCACTTCTCCCTCGCGACACCCGACGATGGCGCCCGCTTCGCCGCCGAGTACCTGACCGAGCTTGCAGCGCATGACGATCTGTTCCGGCACCCGATCTCGAAAGCCCGCGACCTCGTCGGCATCATGCGCGATGTCGTGCCACATGCTACCTACGTCGGCGACGTCACCGCACCCGACGAGCGCGCCGAAAGCGGCGCAGACCAGAAGCTACTGTTCCGCACGGCCAAGGGCCACGACTTCAACGTCTATGAGACGCCGAAAAAGGTCTGGCTCGACGTGAGCCGGCTGGACGAAGGCGAACAGGGAAGCGCGATCTATTCGGCCGTTGCGAACTACGCGCACAACACGAAACGCGTCTTCACGGGCGACCCGGCCGGTCTGTCTGACGTGGCATTGCGCCGGCGCACGGATAACATGCTGTCGAGCGCGCTGAAGTTCGGCACGACCGATCACCTGGAGCCGCACGAGCGCCAGACCGCGGGCGCTGAAAAGCTCGGTGTGCCGGCACTTTCGTGGCGCGCAGGCGACGATCTGCACAACATCAGGTCAATGATCGATGTATCATTGAAGTCGTTCTATCACGACCATCCAGAAGCAAAAAATGTCCGATACGACTTCGACCGTCGAGCCTTCCGAATTGGTGAAGGCGAACCCGTATCTGATGGGGCACTGGATCAATGGCGTGTATCCCAGGGCGGAGATCGAGCGGCGGGCCCGGGACACGCAACGCTTAAAAGAAACGTATTCCTCGATTCCCTCGCACGCAGCGAGAGCGCAGAAAGACCCCAATTACTGGAACGTGTTCTTTCTGAGCTGCGTCAACGTGTACTCGGACAGGATTTACGAGGAACCTTCTACGACGCCGGCGAGCACCCGCGCCTAGACGCATCCACCTTCGCGCGCGAAAGCGCCCTCTCTGCACGCCCTGAACCCGACCGCACCTCTGCGCTCACGACCCTGCGTCGCCTGAGCAAGCGGCTCGATGCCGGCGAGATCACCGACGCTGAATTCCGGCTCGGTGCGCAGAACCTGCTGACCAAACTCGAAGACAAGCGCGATGGCCAGCTCGACAGGAAGGCGGACCGCACGCGCGTGCGCGGCGACCTGTACATTCGCGAGCGCCTGCTGCGCGCCGAGCGTCAGGGCGATATCACGCACGCGGGCTCGCAGTTCGCGCAATGGCTGCTCGACAAGAACCCGGCAATCGCCGACGACCTCGGCATCGGCGTGCGCGGCGCGAAGGATGGCGAAGGCGGCACGGCCGGCATGTACAACAGCATCAATCGTGTCGTCACGCTGATCAGCGGCAACACGAACGACGGCACGGCTGTTCACGAAATCCTGCACCACACCGAGCGCATGATGCCGGCCGATATCCGCTCCGCGATCTATAAGGCGTGGGCGCGCGACTGGCAGGATGCCTATAAGAACGCCACGCCCGAGCAGAAACCGTTCTTCGCCGCGATGCTGAAGGCCGCCGTCGGCAGTCAGTCAGCATGGGCAGATGTCGCGAAGGGCTTCAAGGACGGCGTCCTGAAGTACGACGAGCATTACAAACTGGTCAACCCGTCCGAGTATTGGGCGGTCAAGGCGACCGACCTGATGAAGTCGCGCTATGACGCGCAGGGCTGGATCGCGCGCGCGAAGCAGTGGCTCTCGGAAATGATCCAGAAGGTGAAGTCGATTTTCGGGCTGCCGTCGGACGCGCCGATCATTGACGGTTTGAAATCGGTCCTGAAGGGCGAAGGCGAGTTCACGACCGACCGGATGATGGCCGAGAAGGCACCGGCGGAGTCGCACGACCCGACCGACGAAGTTGCCCTGCACGCGATCTTTCACGATCTGGCGAAGACGCCGACCGAGCGTGCCGACGACTCGTATGAGCGCGCCCGCACCATCATCGACAAGTCGTTTGATACGAAAAGCTCGGCGAAGACATTCAACTGGCTCGAAAAGACGTTCGCGTCACAGGTGCACAAGGCGATCAAGGATCCCGAATTCGGCCGCGTGTTCAACGCGATGCGCCGCATGATGAATCACACCGGGCTCGCTGCGACGCGCGCGGCCGAGAAAGCGCCGATGATCGTGCCGCACTCCGACAACTTCCGGCAGAGCGTGAAGACGCTGTTCGCCGGCAAGCGCCAGTCGAAGGAAGTCGCACTCGCCACGCGCGCGCTGCTCGACGGCACGCTAGCCGGTGACACGGTGCTGCATGGCAAGGTGTGGTCGGAACAGGAGTTGCGCCAGAACTACGGCATGGGCGATGAAGGCGTCAAGGCGTACCAGCAGACGCGCGACGCGATTGACACGTCGCTCGACGAAGTGTCGGCCGCCGAGGCGTTCAGCATGGTGCACGGGCTCGTTCCGCCGGAGATGCGCGAGCAGATCACCAATGAGCCGACGAAAGCGCAGAGCCTGATCCGTGGCTCGCTCGACAAGAAGATCGACATGTTCCGCAAGGCGCACGACAAGTCGGTCGAGCGCGGTGACACGCAGAAAGCCGAGATCCTGCACTCGCTGATGATGCCGTACGTCGAGACGCGCAAGAAGGTGGACGACATCTTCGAAAAGTCGGAATTGATGAAGTCGTCCGGTTACCTGCCGCTGATGCGCTTCGGCAAATACACCGTGTATGCGCACAAGATTGATCCCGAGACGGGCCTGTCCGCGCGCAGCGATGAAACCGGCCAGCCGCTCGTGCACTACTTCGGCATGTTCCCGACCGAAGCCGAAGCCAAGCACGAGCACGAGAAGCAGCTCGCGCTGTACAAGGACGATCCGGACGTCAAGGTCAGCCGCGGCGTGAAGTCGGAAAAGGCTCACCAACTATATGAAGGCCTGTCGCCTGAGACGCTGTCGCTGTTCGCCGACAAGGTGGGCGCCGATACGGCGATGCAGACCGTCATCCAGTTGGCGCTGTCCGAGCGCTCGGCACTCAAGCGCCGGCTGGGCCGCCGCGCGATCACCGGTTTCTCCGAAGACCTGCCGCGCATTCTCTCGAACTTCCTGACCTCGAATGGTCGCTTCGCCGCGCAGCGCTTCTATATGCGCGACGTGAACCGGGCGATTCAGGAGATTCCGAAAGAGAAAGGCGACGTGATGGACGAGGCGATCAAGCTCAAGCAGTTCGTGCTGAACGGCGACGACCCCGGCTCGCGCACGATGGCCGGCATGTTCCTGTGGACGATGGCGGGCTCGCCCGTGTCCGCCGCGGTGGTGGCGAGCGAGCCGTTCCAGAAGATTTTCCCGTACCTGTCGCAGTTCGGTGTCGGTCAGGCTACCAAGGCGCTCGGCAAGGCGCTCGCGTATGTTGCCGGTCGCAAACAGATCACCGATCCGGAGCTACGCGCGGCAATGCAACGCGCGGCGCGCGAAGGCATCATCAAGCCGCAGGAGATTTTCCACCTGTACGACCTCGGCATGCAGAACATGTCGACGTGGCTGTCGTCGCAACTCGCGGCGCACAGCGGGCCCGGCGCCGCAGTTACGAAGAGCGTCGCCGACGGCATCCGTGCTCGCGCGACGGCCATGTCGACGATGCTCGGCATGATGCACTCGGCGGCCGAGACGTTCGGCCGGAAGATGGCGTTTCACTCTGCGTGGGAAGTCGCCAAGGCGCGCGGCGAGAAAGACCCGTACGCGTGGACCGTGCGCGCGATCGACGAAGCCGGTAGCCAGTTCGGTAAGATCAACCGCGCGAACATCGAACGCACGTACGCCGGCCGGATGATGCTCGCGTACAAGTCGTTCACGCTGGGCTGGCTCGGCCTGCTCTTCCGCATGGCGCGCAAGGGCGGCGTTGAGGGTGCGCGCGGCGTCGCGGTGATGCTGCTCACACAGATGGCGATGGGCGGCCTGGCCGGCCTGCCGTTCATGAAGAACATCGACGATCTGGTCGATACGATCGGCAACGCGATGGGCCACAACACCGATTTCGCGCGGGTGAAGCGGCACTGGGCCGAGAAGTCGTTCGGCAAGGCATTCGGCGACACGCTGATGCACGGCCTCGCGCGGCACCTGCCGGTCGATCTGTCCGAGCACTTCGGCATGGGCGACATCATCCCCGGCACGGATCTGCTGAAAGCCGAGAACGCGAAGGACAAGGCGCGCAACGTGCTGAACGTGCTCGGGCCGCAGACGCAGTTCATCACGCGGATCATGGACGCGTACGACGCGGCCGCATCCGGCAACTACGTGAAGGCCGGCGTCGCGATGGCGCCGAACTTCATCAAGCGACCGATGCAGGGCGCGGCGATGCTCGCCACCGGCCAGTCGACCGACACGCAGGGTCGCAAGGTTGCGGACGCCAGCACGTTCGACGCGCTCGCCAAGATGGCCGGGGGCGCGACGGCGCAGACCAACGAACAGATGGAAATGCGCAACGAGGTGCGGCAGGCCGTAGCGACCGTTCAGGACAAGCAGTCGCAGATCATCAACATGTGGGCGCGCGGCATCGCCCAGGGTGATCCGGATGCGATCCAGAAGGCGCAGGACACGCTGCAGCAGTGGAACAGCAACAACCCTGGCTCGCGCATCGTGGTCACGCCGCAGGCGCTCACCGCGCAGGTCAAGCAGATGCGCCTCGACGCCAACACACGCGCGATCATGTCCGCGCCGAAGGGTGTCAAGGGGGATGCGGTGGAAACGCTGCGCGGGGGCAACGACGAGTAAGGGGCGGCCCCGTGTGGTAGATTCTGCGGAAACTACACACGGGGGAATGCCATGCTCAAGAACACCCGAATCATCCTGATTCTCGCCGCGTCAGTCTTGCTGCTGACGCTTGCGTGGGTTTTCCGTTACGAGCCGATGGGCGCACAGGGATTGGGGTATGGAACGGTATGGGACCGGTGGGAGCACCGGACCTGTGTCGTGTGGGCGGGCGGTAACTTCAACTGCTTCAAGTCCGCTTCTTAACGCCCCGCCAGAATCGCCGCGTGCGACGACTCGACGCTCGCCACCTGACGGGCGAGCGAGCGGTGAATCGTCAGGTGCACGTTCAGCGTGTTCTTCACCCGGTCGCGCTCGTCGATGAAACGATCGACGTTGTGCCCATCCGCCGCAAGCAACGCGAGCAACGCATCCAGTTCAGGCGTTGCCAGCAATGGATCGCATTCGACCGGCGTTTGTTCCGCCATTTCCTGTGCGCGTGCGCAATAGTCTTGCGACTTTTCGCCACCCTGCACGATGACCACTACCTTTTGGTTCTGCGACATGTTTTTTTCCGTTGTGGGTATTTTTTACTGCCGGTCCAGTTAGCGCGCAACCACAATAAAGTATTACTCAACTTTTATCAGGTGAGCGACATTGTAACCACGTGTAACCTGCCGTGGTGCAATTGCTTATAAAAAAAATAACAATCAAACAATTTGCTTTGAAATCAGAAGCTTGAAAAATTGCTGCCGAACTGGCCCCGAAAGTTTTCGTAATGTTCATACAAATACGCCTGCATGCCCTATAGCAATGTTGAGCAATAGTTGTTCGACAAAAGCGTGGCACTTTTTGCCTACGCAGCGAGCCGGGTGTCGGCGTTTTGCGCCTCATTAAGACGAAAAACTTCATCAATCGCGGCCCGAAGTTCGTTGTAAGAGACGGATTGCATCTGAACATCGTGAATATCAAGGCTCCGGGATACCTCTTTTATCCCGTCGCCGTCGAGCGCCCACTTGCCAGATAGTTGCGCGCGCAGCCTTATTCGGTTCAGCGCAGTGATCGCCGCTTCAATATCCTTCGAGTGTTCGGTACCGATACCCATTTCGCAGAAACGGCCGGCGATGTTGATTGCGGCCGCGAGCGTGTGGAAGATCCTCTCCGCCGTGCTTGCGCATTAGTTCGAACGCCATGTGATAGGCGATGCCCAAGTCGCACAGCGCGTCGTCGGAGAGGTTCATCATGCCGGCGCGATACTCGGCGTCCTTCCGGGCTTTGAGTGCGCGGGTGACGGCGTTGTCGACGAGCGTGCGCTCGAGGCGCTTGGGGTCGTAGGGGCGACGGGGTTTTTTGGTGTTCTTGCTCATGAAAATAAATCCTGTTGCACGGGTTCGTTCGGAGTAGCAGCAGCCTGAAGGCGACGTTTCGCGGTCCACGCCAGAAGCGTCGCGTGCCATCCGGAGTGCTGCGGGTATCGGCGCACCGCCATCGCCTGAGCGAGATAGGTGCGTGCCATGCGGATATGCCAGTCGCGGGCAGTCATGGCGTCAGACAAGCATCAGCCCCGGCTGCTGCAGACGCTCGTTCTGCAACTCGCCATACGCGGGGTTGAGTTCGCATCCGACGAAGCCGCGGCCGAGTCGGGAAGCGACCTGCCCGGCGGTACCGCTGCCGAAGAACGGATCGAACACGACATCACCCGGTCGAGATCCTGCGAGCACACACGGCTCGACCAACGCTTCAGGGAATGTGGCGAAGTGCGCGCCGTTGTACGGCTGCGTAGGGATCGTCCATACTGAACGCTTGTTGCGCGTATCGATGCCGCCGGCTTCGCGGACCTTTGACGCATAGTCAACGAGCCCAGACTTTGTGCGGTGGTGCTCGTCGCCGCTTTCATATGCCTCCGTGCCGCGGTGCGTCTTATTACCGGGGCCTTTGTATCGGCCGGTCAATTCACGGTGGCCGCCGTCGCTGGTGTCCCATCCGGTGGGGACGCGCTTCACGCGATCGCGCTCCTGAAAGTTGACGTCATAACCGTGCCCAAAACCGACACCGTTCGCATTAAAGCCAGACACAGCTTGTTCCTTGATTGCCTCTGCGTCGAAGTAGTAGCGTTCGTTTTTCGAAAGCAGGAACATGTATTCGTGAGCCTTGGTGCAGCGATCGCGCGTCGACTCAGGCATTGGATTGGGCTTGTGCCAAATGATGTCCTGACGCAAATACCAGCCGGCATCCTGAAGCGCGAACGCAAGCCGCCAAGGTTGGCCCATCATGTCTTTTGACTTCAGGCCCGTCGTGCGCTTCTGGCGACCAACGCCCGTGTTGCCATGGAGCGCGGCGACGTGCTTTCCGCCTGTCGAGCCGCCCCATTTGCCGTCGTTGGCATAGGCGTCACCCATATTCACCCACGCGGTGCCGTCATCGGCAAGCAGCTCGCGGCACAGTTCGAACACATCTACCAACGTATCGATGAACTCGCGGAGCGTCGGCTCGTGCCCGATCTGGCCACCAACTCCCCCATAATCTCGCAGCCCCCAATACGGCGGCGACGTGACGATCGTCTGCACCTTCACACCGTCAGCGATCATTGCGCGCATCGTGTCGCGGCAGTCGCCAAAGTGGCAGTTATTAATCCAGTTTTTCATGCCACCGCCCTCGCCTCAAACGCTTCAAACGACGCATCAGTCACGCGCCAATACTTTCCATCCGGCACGACCGTGATCGTGGCCGGTGTTGGAAAGCGCCCTTCTTCGTGCATCGAGAGCGCCGCGTCGACCGTCTCCGGACACACGAGGCCGCGCTGCCAGAACCAGCGCACGGCATGCTTGCGCACGCTCGATCGCGCGTCCTCGATCGGCACCCACTCGTTGTAGACCTGCAGGCCGACCGAGTAGATGACGCGCATGGTCTTGGGTTTGCCGAACTTCTCGTGCGGCACGTACTGGACGGAGTCGACGGGATAGACGCGCGGCGGCTCGATGGCGGCGACCAGCACACCGTCTCCGGCCGTATCGCCGTGAGCGGGTTTCGCAGGGAATTCGTAGTCGCACGCCGGGCAGACCATGACCGACGCATGCACGAGCTCGTGGCAGTCCGGGCACTCTTTGACCGGCGCAACGCTGATCGCGTCTTCGTTCTTCGGCCGCTTACTTTTCACTCGGATCATGTCCAGCGGCCCAAATCGGGAGTCGTTGCCCGCAAAACATAAAACCAGCGTGTCGGGCTTCGGCCCTGCTGCGATGGCCGCCAGCCGCCCTTCCCGCGTATCCATGTCATAGCCAGGTGCGTAGACGTTACGGAACCCGCGCCCGCGCTTCTGAATGTGCAGACCGACACTCATGGTCGACTGGTAATCGACGATGCAGTCGATACCCGGATAGTCGTAACCGATCGTGAGCAGCATCGCGTTTAGCAGGAAGCGGAACCGCTTCTTCTCGAACGCCTCTAGCGCGGCGTCGATCTGCGCTTCTGTCATGCCGCCGTGAACGACTTCCGCCGACCAGCCGCGCGCGCGCATCGCGTCGGCCACGTGATAGCAGTGCTCGACGCCTGCACCGAAGCACAGCACGCTCTTGCGGTCGTATGCGTACTGTTCGATCTCGTCGAGCGAACCCTCGATCAGATCCGGTTTATCGAATGCGGCCTGCAGGTCATCCGGCCGGTATTCCTTGCCACGGATACGGACCTCCGACAGATCGGCCTTCGTCACACCGTTCTTCGAACGCAACGGGCAGAGATAGCCCTCCTTGATCGCGTCGCCCAGTCCGTACTCATAGGCGATGTCGGTGAAGATCCGGTTTTCGCCTTCTATCAGCAGGCCGGTATCCAGACGAAACGGCGTGGCCGTGAAGCCGATCACCTTCAGATACGGGTTGTGCTTACGCAGCGCGTCGAGGAACTTGCGATACATCGTCGTGCCTTTCATCGACACGAGCTGGCACTCGTCGATCAGCACTAGATCAGTGTTGCCGAACTTCGCCGGATACTTGTGAATCGACTGGATGCCCGCGACGGTGATCTGCTCGTGATCTTTGCGACCGAACCCAGCCGACCAGATGCCAATAGGAGCCATCGACCAGTGCTGAATAATCGCGCGCGAGTCCTGCTGAATCAGTTTCCGCGAGTGCGTAAGCAGCAGAATGTTCGTGCCGGCGTAAAGCTCGCACGCACGCTTAACGAACTCGGCCATCGTCAGCGACTTGCCCGTTCCTGTCGGGAGCACCACGAGCGGATTGCCGGTGTGGTTCTCGAAATAGGTAAAGAGCGCGTCGACCGCTTCATTCTGGTAGGGGCGCAGTTTCACGCGACGATCCTCCCGTCAAACGCGGTGCGCAATTTCTCGACGTCGGGGTTTCCGATCATGCGGTCATCGGCCGCCGCGGCCAGTTCAGTGCTGTGATACAGCGACGGCTGCTCGTACTCGGTGAAAATGTCGGCCGGCGGCATGGCCGTCGCGCTCGCTACAACAAAGTGGCGCCCGTTGTCGTGACGGCGGAACAGCATCCAGCCGGATTCGCCCGCGTCGACGCACTCGGCGAAGTTCACGAAGAACGGCATGTAGAGGTGGTCTTCGCACCCGACGCGCTGCATGTCGAGCGGCAGATTGTCTTGCGGGCGCGACGGGTGGCAGCACGACCAGCGCGCGTCGCCGTCACGCTCAGGCGTCGAGTAGGCGCACGAGCGGCACGACAGCGCCGGCACGCGGTTGCCGTGGCAGGCCTTGGCCGACACGCACTCGCGGCACGTGTCCTCGGTCGGATCTTCGTACAGGCGCGCGGGCGGCTCGGCGGCGAAGATCACGCTCTCGGCACGCGCACGCAGGCGCTCGAAATAGACCGGATCGAACGGCACGCGCTCGGCGAAGACGTCGCCGTCAACTAGGTTTTCGGCCAGATACAGCGCGCGCGTCATACCGGACCAGCCCATGAGCAATTGCAGCTTGTCCCACGCGGCGTAGCACACCGCCGAGACGCCCTTCTCTTTCAGGCGCGCGAACGTCTCGGGGTCGAGCGTCTCGAACTCCGTCACGTGCCACTGATCGCCACCGCTCGGCACCTGATGCGTGCAGGCGTCCATCACGCCCTGCATGTGTCCGGCGTGATCCTTGAAGATGAAGCGGTCGCGTGTCTCCGGATCGCGGTCGTACACGTCGACACCGATCTCGCGCAGCTCGAACATGAAGCGGGCTTCGGCGCGCTGATCGGTATCGAGCCGGCGTGCGGCGCGGCCGTCGACTGGCGGCGTTGCGCAGAAGCGGAATTGATACCAGAGCGCGCGATCGCACTCGGCACCGGCTGACGATGCCTCGAGGAACGACGGGGCGACGATGTCGCGCCTTTCGTAGAACTGGATGATGCTGGCGGCCACCGGACCAGCGTTGAACTGTTCGAGGTCAGCCACGGCTAGTACCTCCGACGGCTCGCTTGAACATGCGGATCACTTCGTCGGCCTTCGCGACAGCATCAGCCGAAACGGGCTGTTCGATTCCGCGGTACTCGTCGTAGTAGGTCATGGTTTCTTCGGCATCCATCCGGATCGCCGTGAAGATGTGCTCGAGGAACTGTTTCTGAAGGTTGCGATCGCCTGAGCTCGTGCTGAGCACCGCAATACCATGCCCGAACGCGTGCAGGGCTTCGGACAGCGACTGGCCGTCATGCGGCACGACGTTCTTCAGCATTTCGACGACGGCACGTTGATGCTTATTCAGTGGCTTGTTCATGGTCTGTCCTGTGTGACGTATCCAGATGCGCCCGCAGCGGGCAGGCGCATGCAGCTACGTCAAACTGCGGCGTGGAGAATGGTCGTTGCGGTACCGCTTTCGATCTCGGTCCAGACAGCTTTCACCGCGTCTTCGAGAATCTTGTGCGGGCGCTCCAGGTCGTACCAGAGCGCAAGCTTGCCGCCCTCGCCGATCCGATAGCGCAGACGCGCGGACACCTTGTAGAGGGGACCGCCTTCAAACACGGCAATGCCGAGCTCGAACACTTCGGGCACCTTGAATTTGCCCTTGCCAGCCGTGCCTTCGATCTGCTCTTCGTACGTGAACTCGTTTTGACCATCAGCGAGCCGGATGCCCGACGCGAAGTTGACCTTCTTCTTCGCTTCGAGCGTGCGGGAGATTTCCAGCATTTCCGCCCCGTTAAGCAGATCCGGCAGGTTGTCTTCGACGAACTGCGCGAAGTCTGCCTGTGTCATCGGCTGCTTGTTCTTCGCGGTCCAGGTCTTCCACTCGACCGACAGCGGGCACGAGTACTCAATGCGGTGATCACCCCAGCCAGGAGCGCTGGCCGCGTTGCCGTTCAGCACGCCAACGAAGCGCGGCGGGTTGACCGTGCCGAACAGCTTCGCGACCGACGTCTTGAACTCGTTGAACTGGGCAACGAACGATTTAACGTCGCGCAGTTCGAGCTTTCCCTTGAGGCGCAACGGCGCCGGCAGGTGGTCCGTGAGGTCTTGGATGTGGTAGCCACCGGGCACGACGGCATGCGGCGCGCCAGCCACATCGAGTACTGTTCCGGCGATAGTGGCGTCGAGCGCCGTCTGGATTTCAGTCTTATCAGCCATTGACAGTCTTCAGGTTGTCCTTCGATTGATCGGCTGGAACTTCACGCAAACCCGTCAGTTCGGGCTGGCGCGGGTTGTTGCGGACCAGGTTGTTTTCGACGGTCGCGAAGAAGATCGACGAACCCTTCGGCAGTTCGGGCTTCTTCAACTTCACTTCGTCGAACACTTCGATTGCGCCGCCAGCACTCGGCTTGAACTTGATCGTCAGCGTGAGTTGCCCGGCTTTCTTCGTGTCGCCGACCGCCTTTACCAGCTCGTTCAGCTTCTCCGTCAGTTCCTCGTGCAAATCGCCATAGCGAGCGTCACGCAGAACGTCGGTGAATGGACGTGATGCCATTACTGTTCTCCTTCAGGGTTGGGGATGGCCCGCGCGCGCGGGCCGGGGGATTTACCGCTTCCAGGGTTGAGCGGCGGCAGCTGCCGGCTTGCTCGCAGCGGCCGGGGAATATGAGTTAGCTGTGTCGCGCGCGGCGTCACGTGCCGAGCCGAACGCACGCGGCTCGCTGCGTTGTTGCTGCTGCTCGCCTGCACCGCCGATCGGCTCGTACTTCTTGATGACGTTGCCTTCGCGGTTGCGATCGTCGAGTTCGGTGTCGACGTGCAGCAGAACCGGGATGTTGTGCAGTTCTGCGGAGTCATTCGGGCGAGTAATGCCCGCGGCGCGGCAGAATGCACCGAGTTCGCGCTGGCCGATATCCTGCGCCGTCGGGTTCGGGTTGCGCATGTTCATGCGCGCCCACAGCTTGCGACCCTTGCCCGGGCCGTCGAGCACTTCGAACGTGAACTGCAGGTACTCGCCCGTTCCGGCCTTGGTCGGCTTCATTTCCGACTCGGTCGCGATGCACGGATAGATGCCCTTCGGGAGAGCATCGAACGACTGTTGTTCCGGAACTTCGTTTGCGTCAAAACCTGCGAGATTTGCCATGATGTGTAGTCCTCTAGAGTCGAAAAATGGTTATTCAGCGGCGGTGCGGGCCGACGCTTCGAACGCCTTCGCGAACGCGTCCCACTTCAGCGGCAGCGAGTGCGGCAGGGAATAGCGGTTTTTGGCGTAGTAAGCCGGGGTTTCCGACGTGTAGATCAGGCGCTCGCCGGTGGTGATGCCGCGCGCGACCTTCTTGTCGAAGCCGACCTCTTCCTTCTTCACGAGCGTTTTGTAGTTCGTGAACAGCACGGCGTCGGCCCATTCCTGCACGAGCGCCGACGAACGGGTCTGCAGCTTCGGCTGATAGCGGTCGTACGGCTCGGTTTCCGGCGAGTCGAACCGTTTGATCTCGGTGTGGGCGATCAGGATGACCGCCATGTTCTTTTCGCTGCGCAGTGCGTTAAAGCCGTCGAGCAGGTTGCGCCACTTCTCGGCCAGGATCACCGCGCCCTTGCCATACGCGAGTTCCTTCGCGTCATAGTCGCGGTCCATCTCCGACGTGATGATGTTTTCGAGCCAGTCGGCGGAATCCAGCACGACCGAGTTGAACTCGTGCTCGTCGGTATAGAGCGAGCCGATCGCCTCGAGCACATCGCTGCTCGACTTGCACAGCGGAAACTTCGCGCAATCGACTTCGTCCGCGCCGTCTTCGGTCGGGATGAAAATCGCATTGGGCGCGTCCGCGCCGAAGGTGCTCTTGCCGATACCGTGCACACCGTACAGCAGCACACGCGGCGCGCGGCGCACCGGGCCGCGGGTAATGCTTGCCAGATTGAATGCCACTTAATCAACCCTCCGTGAGAATGCGGGAAGCCGCCGGCATATCGCCGGTTGTGTCTTCCAGCAGCGTTGCGTCTTTAGAAACACCGACCACGGCGCCCAGCAGTTGCTCAACGATCTGGTAAGAAATTGAGTTTTGCTTAACTTCGGAGCCGTAAAAAACGGCCGCAGTCAATTCACCATCGACCTCGGCAATGACAATCGCAGCCTCGTGCGGCGCGATTTGCGGATCCTTGATTTCCTGCTGTTCCATCACACTGCCCTCGCGTTAAGGATCTGGTTCGCGATACGGCTGCGCTTGATCCGTTGGTAACCGCTGCGGGGCTCGTTCTTCGAGAGCGTGACGCTGCCCTGATAACACGGGATGTTCGAAAGGCGAACTCGGGTATAGCGCAGGCCGCCGAGCGAACGGTGGTGCTTGGCTTGTGCCGGCATCGTGTGATGCGCACCGTCGGCCGTCATATAGGTACGGTCGCCGTGGGTTTTAACGCCGAGCAGCTTGCGCAGCTTCTTGGCCTTTTTCTGGTTAATCACGAATGCTCCTGCAGGGGGAATAAAAAGTAGGACGCGAACTGCTGCGCCCTAAACGGGGACGTATGCGTATTGACGGGAAATGAAGGAAGGAACCCATGCGCTGCTGATCGGCACACGCGGAGAAAGACGGGCACGCTGTTCGGCCCACGCACGACGGTTGCGCGGCGAGAGAGCCCTGAGATACGGGCGGTGCGACATGCGGACGACTGCGGGGGTCGGTAACATCGTTCGTTCCTTCGTTCGGTGAGCCTCAATATTACTCAACAAAACGCGTAGATTCCAGTAAAACTCAACGTCACGAGGCAAAAAAAGCCCAGGATAAACCCGGGCTTCAAGTAAAGCTAACTCTTACAGCATAACCGTGCGTCGAACTGTCTCAACCAGCTTCGCGATGATGCGCGCCCCATCTTCAAGTCTGTGAGTAGGAAAACGCACATCATCGGCCACCAGAAGATTGTCGCCGCCTTCCTTGATATAGCGTCGGAGAACTGGCTCACTCCCCTTCCCCATTGCTACGAGGACAACGGATCCGGGTTCGGGGTTATGGGCTTTGCTGACAACGGCATAGTCTCCTGGGAGAACAACACTGGCTAGCGAGTCACTGCTAACAACAATGGCCGCAGCAGTTCCTTCCGGATATGCAATGCTAGTTTGAATGGCGTCTAAAGATACATCCCAGTTCCATCTATTCAGAGAGGAAATAGAAACGACCAGGACCGTATTTATGTGGTGCTCACCGGTGTTTATTGGAATTCCCTTCCTTGGTGCCTGGTCAATTCCGAGTAGCCAGTCGACGCTGACAGAGAACCACTTGGATATCTCAATAAGAAGGGCGGGCTTAGGAAAGGCATTGCCCTGTTCCCAAAGATTGACAGCACTGAAGGATACGCCTAGCCGGTTTGCAACGTCTCTTTGAGTGACAGGAGGAAACATTGCCTCTCTGGCGGACCTTAGTCTTGTTGAAAACTTGTCCAGAAGTAGATCGCGCTCTTGTAGTGCTGTCATAGCGGTTCCGTTGCTTCAATCGTTCGTTCGGTTATTTTTGTCAGACGAGGCCGTCTGTGGCGCCCCTGACTCGCCATGTCGGGAGTATAGACAATAAATTGAAGTAAAACTGTATTTTTTGTAGCCGGTAAAGTTGAGTTTTGCTAAACTTTGGTGCGATATCACACATAGGTAAAGGAACACTCAATGCCAAAAACACAGAAGACCCCCGTCGGCTACTCCGTGCGCGGCGTGGTTGTGAAGGCGGGCGGCCCGGCGGTAGTGGCCGCGGCCCTCGGCCTGACGCACCAGTCGGTGCGCAACTGGAGCACGATCCCGGCCAAACACGCGGAGACGGTCGCCAACATGGCGCATCTGCCCCTGTCGGTTGTGCGGCCCGAGCTGGTGGCTGCGTCGACCGCCACGATCCATGTACAACGAACGGGAAACAGGAAATGAAAGCAGACCTCGACATCTTCTTTGACGAACGCGCCGGTGGCCCGGCCTTCCCTTGCGGCGAGATCCGTACGCACGACACGGGCGATATCGTGCACAACGCCGATCAGGGCGTGAGCAAACGCGACTGGCTGGCCGCGCACATGGAATCGCGGGTGAGCCTGCGCAACGCCGAGGCGCTGATGGGCGAGAGCGCGCCGGGCACCGAAGACCCGATCGCGCACATGCACTGGTGGGCGCTGGCCGAAGCGAAGTATCGCTATCTGAAGGCCGACGCGATGATGGAGGCCCGCCAGTGAAGTACTCCCCCGCTCATATGCTCGTCGAGATCGAGCGCAATCTGAGTTTCGTGCCGCAGAAGTTGCGGACGGTCGTCGAGCCCCTGATCGGTGCGATGCATGCCGGCGACGTGACGCGTCTGTCCGATCAGCAGCACCACGCCGTGCACCGGGCGTTTGTTCTGCACTGCGCGGCTTCCTGACAATCGTCTTTCTGTAAAGCTTTACGTAAAGATGTACGGTTGCTACGTTACGTTGCATTGCTCAATGAAAAGCAATATTCTTCAATCTTTCCTATGGGGAGGGAGCGATGCTAATAGCGATTGCAACTGAGAAGGGTGGAGTGGGCAAAACCACCATAGCGACAAACTTTGCAGCCATGCGTGCAGCGCAGACAGATAGCGTCAAACTTATTGATACAGACAATGCCAAGTATGCGAATCAATGGGGCATGGTGCGGCGTGCTGCAGGTGTAACACCCGATATCCGGCTGGCGATGATGCAAGGGAACATCTATTCGGACTTGATGGCTGAGCGCGAAGCGCTGGATACGGTGGTCGTCGATGTGCCTGCCGGCGATAGCGTCGAGCTTCGGCTCGCGTGCGCTGCGGCCGACGTGCTGATTATCCCGTTGAGCGTCGGCCAGTTCGATACGTGGTCGCTGGGCACGATGGGTGTGCTGGTGAACGAGCTGCGACAAACGCGGCCTGCGCTTCGCGTGTATTCGGTGCTGAACAAGGTACCGCCGAGTGCGAAAACGGAACTGCGCGACTCGGTTGCAATGCTGGCGGAAATGTCGGACTTCTTCACGCCGGCGCGAACGCCGATCATGGACCGGATGGCGTTCCGGAGCGCGGCGAGGGCAGGGAAGGGCGTCACTGAACTTGACGGCGCGGCGGACCAGAAAGCTATCGCCGAGATCACGAGCTTGTACGAGGAGGTTTTCAATCATGGCTGAACGTCCCCCGCTTAACCGGCCCGCGATGCCGGATTCTGTACGCAAGTTTGCCGAGGAAGCGCCTGGCGCTGCTCAGACGCTCGCTGAGCCCGCGGCGCCTGCACCCAGGGGGCTTACTCTGGATGCTGATTCTATCCGCGCCTTGATGCCCCGTGCGGTGCCCACGAAAGCGCTGAACATGCGCGTGCCGATGGACGTGTACGAGGATGCCAAATTCCTGTCGAAAATGACCGATGTCAGCATGACGGATCTGTTCGTTGAAGGCGCGCGGGCCGAGATCAAGAAGCGGCTTGCAGCGTTCAATAAAGGGTAGGGCGGTTTTTAATACGTTTTTACGTTTTACTACGTTTTAGCGCCCTTCAGAGCCTTGCTGGGTAAGCGTTTGCGGGGCGCTATTGGAACATTTTCCGGGTTCTATTGGAACAAATCCCCGGTTCAATGGAACATTTCCCCGGTCTATGGAACATTTTCCCGGTTGGTTTTCAGAGTTATCCACAGGCGCCGCGTGCGACGTACATGGCTAAAAGTACAATCATGGAACCACGTACCAATAACCGGGGAAATGTTCCAATGGCCGCTGTCCCGATCAGAGACGCAAAAAGCATTTCCGACCTGAACGTCAACATGAGCAACGCGTTGACTCGCGCCGCGCACGGCTTGACCTTGTCCGAAAAACGCATCATCGCGGCCTGTATCGCTCAATGCGACTCGGTTCCGTACGCCGAGTTGCAGCGGCAGGGCGCATGGACCGTGCGCCTGTCAGCGGTTGACTATGCTGATACGTTCGGCATCGGACTGGATGCCGCTTATGAGCAACTTCAGGGCGGCGCTAACAATCTGTTCGAACGGTACATCCGTACCGTGCGGGAGACGCGCAAAGGGCCGGAAGAATATAAATTCCGATGGGTCGGGGGCGTGAAGTACCACAAAGGTGAAGGGTGGGTCGAGTTGCACTGGTGGCATGAAGTCGTGCCTCACCTGTTCGGCTTGCGCAAAGAGTTCGTGACCTACAAACTGAAGCAGGCCGCGACCCTGCGGTCGATCTACTCGTGGCGGCTGTTCGAGTGCCTGAAGTCCTGGAGCGGCACCGGCCGGTATTCGCCTGAGATCGAGGAATTCGCCCGTGCGATGGACGTTCCGGAAAGCTACACGAAGAATTTCAAACTGATGCGCGTACGTGTCATCGAGCCGGCCGTGCTGGAACTGATGGAGAAGAACGGGATGTTGATCGAGTGGGATGCAAAGAAAGCCGGCCGGAAGGTTATCGGTCTCGACTTTCGCTTTCAGCAAAACCCGCAGCGTGCGCTCGAACTGGAGCCAATTTAATGCTTACAATCACGACCAGATCTGCCGCTGAGTCCGGATATGCCGAACTGAACGAAGAGGAAGCTATCGCGCTCGCGCAGCTTTTGAAGCGTGTCACAGTTGATGACTTGCGCCGCAACGCACAGGACGACGGGGAGGCTTACGCCATGTTCGCAGCCCTCACCAAGTTGCAAACAGCGCTTGCTGGCGCGGGCTACGCGCCCCGCTGACCACATACGGTGATAAAAAACCTTATGTCAAATCGCCTAGGATTCCTGAACAATCAGGCGATTTCTTTCGCCTAGCGAATCAAGAAACACTCAACGCCGAGACAAAAATTGAATACTGAGCAGAAATCACCCTTCGCCCGGCGCGCCTTCTTCTATATCGAGATGGGCTACTCGGTGATCCCGATCGCACCCGGCACGAAGCGCCCCGGCACGTACAGCGAGGCCGACGGCTGGAAAGGCATGTACGACTGGGAGCGCTTCGGCCACCGGCTCGCCTCCGAGATTGAACTCTCGCACTGGGAGAAGTGGCCCGGCGCCGGCATCGGTCTGGTCTGCGGCAAGCTCTCGAACATCGTCGCGCTCGACCGTGACTACGACGCACCAGGTACCGACGCGCTCGAACGCATCATCCCGCCCTCGCCGGTCAAGAAAAAGGGCGCCAAGGGTTACACCGCGTTCTACCGGTACAACGGCGAGCCGTCGACGTCGTGGAACCTGAACGGCATGCGCGTGCTCGACATGCTGTCGGACGGTCGCCAGACCCTCATGCCGGGCACTCTGCACCCCGACGGCCACACGTACGTGTACCTGCTCGAAGACGTCCTCGAGGAAATGCGCGCCGAGGATCTGCCGGTGCTGCCCGACGACTTCGCCGCACAGGTGTCCGCCGTGCTGGCGCCGTATCAGACCGAGGTGGACCGCAAGTATCAGCGCACGCCGCGCAAGCACGACGACACGGCCGAGCCCATTTCGACTGACCTTAGCTTCACCGGCGCCTACTTTCGCGACCTGAACCGGGCCGCGTTACAGCAGCTCGAAGCGTGGGTGCCGAAGCTGATCCAGTCGGCGCGCGTCGAGCGCGACGGGTTCCGCTGCATCGCGACGTGGCGCGGCGCCGAGAAGCCGAACGTCGGTGTGCACCCGTCGGGCATCTTCGACTTCGGCGGCAATTACGGGATGACGCCGATCGACCTCGTGATGTATGCGCACGGCCTGTCGTTCGGCAAGGCGGCCGAGCAGTTGCGCGCGTGCGTGTTGATGGACGAGCCCGAGCCGATCGTGCTGGGCGACATGCGTGCGCCGCGCATCCATGCTGGCGAGCAGATCGACCCGGATACCGGCGAGATCACCCCACTCGCGCCCGAACCGAAGCGCCTGCCGTGGCAGGTGCCCGGCTTCAGGCCCGCGCCTCCGGTCGAAGCCGCACCCGTCTACCTTGCGCCCACTTCGTCGACCGCCCCCGCGCCGGCGATTCCGGCGTTCATCATGCACCCGCCCGGCATGCTCGGCCGGATTGCGTCATGGATCAACGAGACAGCGCCCAAGCGCCAGCCCGAGCTCGCGGTCGCGGCCGCCATCACGCTCGGCGCGACGGTCATGCAGCGCATCTACCGGTCGAACTTCGCGAACTTCACTTCGCTGTATGTCGTGATGGTCGCCAAGTCGACCGAGGGCAAGGAACACCCGCAGGCGAGCGTCGAGCGCGTGCTCACCGCGGCGAACCTGACCGACCTCGTGGCCGGTTCGGGCTATACGAGTTCGGGCGCGGTCTATTCGGAACTGCTGCGCAAGCCGTCGCACCTGGCCGTGATCGACGAAATGGGCAAGCTCTTGAAGTTGAGCCGGGCCAAGGGCAACTCGAACAGCGAGGCCGCGATCGACAAGCTGGTCGAGGCGTTCGGCAAGCTGGCCGGTGTGATGCGGCCGCCGGTCTACTCGTCGATGACACTCGGCAAGGGCGTGACGCCTGCGGGCGATCGCGTGATCCATAACCCGGCAATCTCGTTGCTCGGCGCGACGACGCCTGCCACGTTTTACGAGGCGCTGACCGACGACCTCGTGCGCGACGGCTTTCTCGGCCGTCTGCTGGTGATCGAGTCGAGCCAGCCGCGGCAACTCGCGCGCCTCGTCGACCAGACCGATCCACCGGCCGACATCGTCCAGTGGTGCGTCGACGTGAACGGCGAGCTGCGCAAGAAAGGCGACCTCGCGGCGGTGGCCAGCGCGGAAATGGCGGCGTCGACGTTGCCGCTCCCGTTCGAAGAAGCCTGTCACTTCCTGCTCAAGCCGTTCGAGGAAGAACTGAACGATCTGAAGAGCGCGCACGAGGCGGACGGGCTCGACGTGCTGCTCGGGCGGACGTACGAAAAGTCGCTGCGGCTCGCAATGATCGCGGCGAAGGCAACGCATCCGGACGACAACATCGTGCGCGCGGCGGATCTGCAATGGGCGATCGCGTACGTGCGGCACTACGATCTGCAGTTGCTCGAATCCGTCCGGACGAAGCGCACGCGCGGCGATATCGACGCGTCGATCCAGCGCATGGTTCGCTACATCAGTGCGGCCCGCAACTACAAGGACCGGAAGTATGCGGCGCTGCTCGGCAAGGGCTTCATGCCGCACGCCAAGCTGCTAAAGCTGATGGCCGTCGACAGCAAGTCGCTCCGAAACCTGATCGAGACGGCGCTTGAGACGGGCGTGATCGGCAAGTCGCCGGGGCTGGGCGACGGGTATGCGGGGGATGTGTATTGTCTGACGGCGGCCGGGGAGTGAGCCAGCCGGTGGCAGCGAGAACCGCCTTCGGGCGGTTTTTTGTTATCCACAGTTTCTGTGCATAACCCTGTGGACGAAAAAAAGCCCGCACACGGCGGGCCAAGAACACAAACGCCAGGGATCCAACCGCTGGCGGGGGTATTTTACACCCCGAGAGATTCGATCTTGTCGGCTAGATCCTTGGCAAGATCAGTTGCGGAGTTGCCGAACTGGTAGCTTCGAAGCGCATGGCCCGCGGCTGTCAGCAGCAGGCGGCCGCGCGTCATTTCTTCCTTTCTGTCTTTAAGTTGCGTCTCCAGCGTGCGGATCTGCGC